GAACCAGTACTCAAATCTATGGGCTGGAAAGAAGGTGACGAAATCGATATCGACATCGACAAAGAAGGCAAGTTATATCTCAAGAAAAAGTAATATGGACGAAAATAATATCAAAATTGACTTCTCGGAAATAGACAAACTTTTACAAAAGTTAGCAGATGACAAAACCTTTGCGCAAGGTGATTTGTTTTACGATGATAATATGATGACCTCGACTGCTAGCGCATCGACTATTTCTACAGTAGCAGGCAATACTTGGCCATATCCTAGTTCAAGCAGTGGTAGTTATACTTGGGCTACAAATAGTACAGGTGGCTATAGTCTAGGTAATATTAGCCCTTCACTAAGTTTTAGTGATACTTGGCAATATGCTGATCCCAAACTCAAAGTGCAAGGTGACGCTGAGTTTGAAGGCGATATAAAACTCAAAGGCAAAAGTCTTACCGAATCATTAGACAAGATTGAACAACGATTAGGTATATTACATCCTAATGAAGTGTTAGAAGAAAAGTGGGAAGAACTCAAAGCACTAGGTGATAAGTATCGTGAACTTGAAAAAGATATATTAGAAAAAGAAAAGATTTGGAACACACTCAAAAAATGATAGACAAACAAATCATATTAGACGCATTACCCGTATATCGTAATTGGCCCAAAGATGGCATCAATTATTTGAACACTGTTGATGTATGTGCAAAACCTGTAGCCTTTCGTGAAAGTATAGAATATTTCTATAATGTGGCGGCTGGCCATGATGTTGATTATATTTTCGCAGCCGATGCTAGAGGATTTATCTGGGGAAGCCCAATAGCATATAGATTAGGCATTCCATTACATGTTGTCAGAAAGAAAGGCAAGATGCCCGGCGAACTGATCAGCCGTGAATATGAATTAGAATATGGCACCGATACACTTGAATTACGCAAGTTTGATTATTCTAAAGGAAGTGTGATGATCGTTGATGATGTGTTAGCGACAGGCGGCACAGCAGAAGCGATATGTAAACTTGTACATGAATTAGGTGTACCTTATAATAGCATGACTGTAGCATGTCTATTGAATATCAGTTTCCTTCCTGGTAAACAAAAGTTACGTGAATTAGGCGTACATGTAGAGACGCTTATTGATGTCAATGAATGATCTAATCGTTTTCGCATTGCGTGATGAGGCTCCTAACTTATTCAGTAAGTATAGGAATGTGTTTTGTATCGGCATAGGCAAAGTCAATGCTGCGATCAGTGTCACAAATCTAATTGCTACATATAATCCAAAACGTGTAATCAATCTAGGCACCGCAGGTGGCATCACATTGTCATCTGGCATACATCGTGTCAACAATGTCATACAGCATGATGTCAATTTATTGGCTATGGGACTACAGCCCGGATATATCGCATTAGACAATACTAACGTTATAACTTTTGAAGGACAAGGTTACACTTGTGCGACAGGAGATATGCATGTCACAGAACGACACAAACTTAGAGTAAAGTGTGACATGGTAGATATGGAATGTTTCAGTATTGCTAAATCTTGCTTGATGGCAGGAGTTAGTTGTGAGATTTACAAATATATCAGCGATCAGGCAGATGAGAACGCTGCTACAACTTGGAAGGAACAAGTTGCTGCCGGAGAAGACCTGTATATGAAAGTATTACAGGATTTACAAGCAACATTAGAGGAGAAGTGAAAATATTATATGTCTAAAGAAGGTGGAATAAAGATGGAAGGTGAAATAATCGATGTTTTGCCTAACGCCATGTTCAAAGTAAAACTAAAAAATGGTGTAGAGGTATTAGGATATATTTCAGGTAAAATGCGACAACATGAAATAAGAATACTAGATGCTGATCGTGTAGAAATCGAAATGAGTCCCTATGACCTTACTAAGGGAAGAATCACTAGAAGGTTATAAGTACCAACATGCAAATGCGCGATGATCTGTTAGGCATGTTTGATAGTGATAAAACATTGCTGTTTTCAGGGATGGATTCAAAGAATCTTTTTTTCAAACATCTCAAAATAATGCCTCAAGACTGGTATTATAGAGATGTAGAAATCACTTATAGGTATAATAAAAATGGACATAGATGCAAGCAGATCGCAGACGTAGACTTTTCTAACTACATACTTTTTTTGGGAGATAGTCATACTGAGGGCGTAGGGCTAGAGTTAGAAAATACTTACGCATATAAAACATCAAAAGCACTAGGATGTGACTATTATAACATGGGCTTAGGCGGTACGGGCATCGACTTTATGATGCACAATCTATTAGTATGGCTTTCTAAATACCCCAAACCTAAATATATCGTACTATTCTTTAGCGATGAAAATAGATTTATGAGTCGAGCATATGGTGGGATCATGCCATTTGTAGAAAATGGATCCTGGTCCAGCGATGACGATTCTAAACAATTTCTTGTCTCTGGCTCAAATGTCGGCTTCTTTAGAACTAGACTAGAATTATATTGTCTACAGATAAAAAATTTATTAGCTCATTTTGACATTCCTTACTGTAACATATCAATCTTTCATCCGAACCTTCCCTATCTAGAATGCAAGACATTTGACAGAAATATGGAGTGCAGAGCTAGAGATTTGCAGCACATAGGTATCGATACGCACCAACTTATCACTGACTATCTAGTATCATATTATCACGATAAATATATAAATGCGCGAGATAATCAAGATATTAGAGGACAAAGCTAGTCCTAAAGATATTGAAATCATACCCTTGAATTTCAAGGAAAGTGAACTCAGTCCCGTATTATCTAAAGATGCATTAGACCTGCACTACGAAAAACTCGCTAAGGGCTATGCTACTCGCTATAACAAAGGTGAGGGCGATAAAGATTTCAACTATGCAGGGGTATTTCTGCACAATCTATTGTTCACACAGTATCGTGAAGTGCGCAATAGCAACCCACCAAACGGTCCTATGCTAGGATTTATCAACAAGCACCATGGAAGTTTCGATGAAATGAAATCTGCTTTTGAAGAAGAAGCCATGAAACTACAGGGTAGCAATTGGATATACCTAGCATATGACGGTAAGATCAAGATCATAAAGAATCACGAAGTGCGTGATGATATACTATTGTTAGTAGACTGGTGGGAACATGCCTGGATACTTGATTATGGTAGTGACAAGAAAAAGTATTTGAAAGAACAATGGAAGATCATAAACTGGAACGTAATCAACACACGTTGGGGTAAAAGTTTATGAGAGCAAAAGAATTCATAGTTGAATCTGCCTACGAAGAAGCATGGGAACTGATAAGTCAACCTGTGCCCGAAATACAGAAATTTGTAAAAGATTTAGGGCTTTTACAAAATAAAGAAAGTGCAGAAAAAATTTCACCACTTATAGATGCTGTTGCTGAAAAAGAAATTCCTGCATCTAGTATACCAAAATTAAAAAATCTTGCCAATAAGGGCAACGATGCACAAACATTACAATCAATTATAAAAATTAGTGGTCAACCTAATGCAGCAGAACAATATGCTAAATTGATGAAAGCGCGTGATGCTGGAGAAAAACGCAATCGTGGATATGATGTAAGTGGGCTTATAAATTCTATCAAGTCAGGTAATTACGAAGCACCAGTATTACTACAACTACCTACAGGATTATATGTAATTGGTGGTAGAACAAGACTATATGCAGCACTAGCACTAAATGTTCCAGCAAAAGTAAAAATAATAAGTGGAGATACTTTCAAACAAAAATTAGATGAGGTTCCACTACCCCCAGATTGGGATCCAGAAAAAATGAATTTGCGCCAAACTTTCAAGGATCGACTAAAGTACGCACTTGATCGTGCTAAAAGATTAGGTGGTGGTAGCAGTCGTGTAGCTATGACTATTGATTATGAAGGTCGCCCAACAGCACTCAAAGTCGCAAAGAATGCTAAAGGTCTAGCACAGAACGAAGCAGAGATTGAGATACTAGAAGATTTTTATGTAGGCAGACTACCAATCGTTATTCCTTTGATTGACTACGATAAAGCAAACAAGCGTCCAGTATGGTTACAAACAGAGATAGCAAAGAAAGTGCGCGGAGACACACTGTTGAAATTATTACATGCTCCTAATATGTGGCTCTTGACTAACTTAGTCAGAAACATATCAGGCAAGCGCGGTCCACATGACATGGATGATGAAAAAATAAAGAAATATTATTTTGAAACAGCAAATGACAATTGGAAACCAACAAAAGAAGGTTGGAATATTTTTAGACAATATAGCGAAGAAATAGCAGAATTAGTTATGTCCAGCACTTTAGATTCAGGTGATCTACAAAATCCAGCAAACTGGGGTGTTTATAACGGTAGACCAGTCATCATTGATCTCGGGTTTACTGACGAAGTAGCACCTTTATATGGGTACAATAGAAAATAATATAAGTAAGAGTTATGATCAATCTTACTGAATCTGCGATAGCGCAAATCAACACAATTGTCTCATCCAAAGAAGAAACCAACCTAAAACTGCGCATGTATATACAGGGCGGTGGATGCAGCGGTTTTTCATATGCATTTGAATTGACTGATGAGCAAGCAGAAGATGATTATATTGTTCCTGCTGACAGGACAGATGTGCTGATAGATCCTATCTCTTTACTATATGTTGAAGGGCTTACTATTGACTATAAAGATGATCTCCAAGGTGCAAGATTTGTCATGAATAATCCTTCAGCTAAAACTACGTGCGGGTGCGGGAGTTCGTTCAGTCCTTATTGATAAATACAATATCAGGACTGAACTATGAGTATTTCCGGACAACAAAACATAAGAATAGGATTGCCTAATGAGAGCGCGAATAGCGACTCTTTATATACTGCTTTTACTAAAACTAACGACAATTTCACGATTTTATTTGATAATGCAAGCAAAGTCGTTGCAGGAAACGGTATTGCTGTAACAAATAATCTAGGAAACACTGTCGTAAGTGCTAATCTAGTCGCAGGTACAGGTATCGTTTTATCTGAATCTAACGGTGCTGTAGTCATCACAGCCCCGGGAAGTGGCGGTTCAGGTGGTAATATCGTAGGAATTCTTCCAGGAAACGGCATACTTGTAAATGGAAGCAATTCAGCAGGAACTTACAGCGGCAATGTTACAGTAGCGTTGTCTACTACAGGGGTCTTAGCCCAATCATATACGAATCCTACACTTACAGTTGATAGATTCGGTCGTATAGTATCAGCAAGCAACAATTCAGTATCGGGCACAGTCACAAGCGTGGGTATCACAGCGGGTGCAGGTATCCAGGTAGCGGGTAGTCCTATCACTACGAGCGGACTGATGACGGTCACAAATACAGGTGTGACAAGTATAACAGCAGGAGCCGGCATATCAGTAAGTGGCACTAACGGTGCTGTGACGATCACAAGCACGGGTTCAGGCGGTGGTGGTTCAGTAACATCAGTTGGAATTACTAGCAATAATCTAACTGTATCAGGTAGTCCAATCATCACATCAGGCAATATATCAATCAATCTTCCAAACTCAATATCATTGTCAGGAAGCATTTCAGCAAACAATATAGGTAATATTACTCCGATAAATTTAGATGGCAACGCTAGCAATGTATTGCACGGTGACGGTACTTGGAGCGCAGACATAACAGATTACGGCAATAGCAATGTTGCAGCTTATCTTCCTACATATACAGGTAATATCACTGCCAACATAATTACAGCCAATAGATTTTCAGGTAGTGGAAATAGTTTATCAAATTTACAAGTTGCCAACATCACAGGTCTAGGTAATGTCGCATTATTGAACAGCGATGGTAACGGTAGCAACGTATTGTATGGTAACGGTGTGTTCGCTAGCGCAACTACAGTTGCCGGTGCTACAGGTGCTACTGGACCAACTGGTGCTACCGGCGCTACCGGGCCTGCTGGGTCTACAGGAGCTACTGGATTGACTGGACCAACTGGTGCTACTGGTTCAACAGGTCCAGAAGGTGCTACAGGTCTCACAGGACCAACTGGTGCTACTGGTCTGACAGGTGCTACAGGTCTCACAGGACCAACTGGTGCTACTGGAGTTGAAGGTGCTACTGGTGCTACTGGTGCTACTGGCTTTGTCTGGGTCACTGCTCCTACAGCAAATAACAGCGCAGGTGTAGCCGGACAGACAGCATATGATAGTGGCGGGAACTTCTATGTATGTGTTGCTACAAACACATGGTCTAAGTTTACTGGTAACATTACTTGGACTTGATAGGATAAAATAAATGGCTGCAAATATAAAAATATCACAACTTCCTAATATCAATGCTAATCTAAGCAATGTTTCATTATTGCCTATCGTCAGCGTTAACGGTGCTGCCACGACAGATAAAGTTACAGTTGAACAATTAGCAAATTATATCTTAGGCGAAAGCGGCAATCTATTTGTTAGTGCCGATCTAGCAAATCTATCTTATAATGTAGTCAACGCTGCGCAGCCAAATATCACAAGCGTGGGTACATTGACAGGACTTACTGTCACTGGTACTAGTAACATAGGTTATCCTAACAATGTCGTTATCTTAGGTGGTACAGCAGGACAAGTACTTGCTACATTTGGGGATGGAAGTTTAGGTTGGATCGATCAGATAGGTGCTACTGGTGCTACAGGTCCACAAGGTGACAAGTATGCTACTGAAAGCACAACTACATTATCAATCACTACAGGCAATGTCACGCTCACAGTAGATACAGGATTAGCATATACTGTAGGACAAGATATCACAGTAAGCCATGATCCTAACAATTACATGGCAGGTCCTATATTGACATATGATAGTGCTAACGGCGAACTTATCTTTGATAGCATCACCGTAGCAGGTAGTGGTAGTTATAGTGTATGGTATGTCAACTTAGATGGTGCTGTTGGCGCAGTAGGTGCTACAGGTAGCACAGGCCCAGAAGGCAGCACAGGCCCAGAAGGGGCAACAGGTGCTACAGGCATACAGGGTGTTGAAGGACCTACTGGTGCTACAGGTCTGACGGGTGCGACCGGTGCATTTGAAGGTACATTGTTATCAAACGTTGACGCTAATGGTTATAATATCAGCAACGCAGGTAATATATCAGCAAATTATTTTGTCGGCGCTGCTACAGATATAGTAGTAGAAGAGGTCAATAATAATTATAGTTACCACGTTGTATTGACAACTGGTCACGGTGATAGTACTGTACATATTGATGCTGATGATGATTTACAGTATAATCCACAAGACGGTGTTCTAACTGTCACAAGAGCCGATCTACAATTTTTATCAGTTGCAGACAGCGTATTATCAAATCTAGTACCATTGGATAGTTTACCACTAACATTAGGCAATGCTAATAATCGTTGGCAAGATTTATATCTAAGTAATAGCACGATCTATATCGGTGATGCTACTATCAGTGCTAACAGCGACACTATTGTTGTTGATAATATCAGGTCTAATGGAAAAGTATTAGCAGATTACGTAGAGTTTATTGACGGCGGTGTAGCCACAGAATCTTATATAAGCGAATCAGGTTTCATTGTAGGCAGCAACAATTCAATGACACTTGCTACTTTGCAGGAACAGAATGTTAGCATCATTACAGGTTTTGACGGAAATGCTACTACTTGGACATTTGACACTAATGGTGACTTGACTGTTCCAAATTACATAAATTTCAGAGATGGATCATTTATAGGTGATGAAGGTGGCGCAGCACCTCCGGTATTCAGAATTGATTCTCCACTTGGTCTAGGAATAAATCTTACAACAGACAGTGATATAAGTGGTAACAATCATACTTGGCAGTTTGGAATAGATAGTGTTCTAACAGTACCAGGCAATATTGCAGGTGATGGTCTAGCAAGTCCTGCTCCTTTTCTTACTGGCTTTAGCAGTGTTGAAACATACGACGGTGCTAACATTGCTGGATTCGTATTTGATCAGAGTAATCTAACACTACCAGGCAATAGTTTTAGCATCAATTATGCTAACGGCAATCCAGTACTATTAGATAGCGGAGCGACCGGCGCAACTGGAGCAACAGGACCGCAAGGAGATACAGGTGCTACTGGTCCTGCAGGAACTATAGGTGTCGATGGAAGCACAGGTGCGACTGGACCAGCCGGTGCTGATGGCGCAACAGGTGCTACAGGTCCTGCAGGAACTATAGGTGTTGATGGAAGCACAGGTGCTACTGGTGCGACAGGCGATACCGGTATCGTAGCACAAGCGACAGCACCAACAGATACAAGTGTGTTATGGGTTGATACTACCGCGACAGGAAGCGCAGGCGCTACAGGCGCGACTGGTCCAGCTGGTGCTACTGGTCCACAAGGTGCTACTGGTGCATCAGCAAATACAGGCAACTTTACATTCACCAATAATCAAATACAGACAGGCAATGGTGCTACTGGCATAGAACTATCAATCTTTGGCCCAGACGGTAATGATCCTCCAGCACTGATTAGCAAGCAATGGTATTTTGACACAGATGGTAGTTTCACTGCTGGCAATCTAATCTCAACAGGCGAAGCAAATATTTACTCACTATATGTTGGTGCCGGTGGTGCTAACATAAATGGCAATGTGAAGATCGGTGGTGACATCAGCAATGTTCAATATATCTTTGCTAACGCAAACATCAGCACTAATAACAATTTCATATCATTAGCCAATGTATATGCTGTTGATGGTATCTTTACTGGAAATATATCTGCTAATGTTGATGGTTATAATATAGGTTATCTAGAACTTCCTCAAGTAGTGCTAAACAGTAATGCTACAGCAGGTCTTACTGATAGCGGAAAACATTTCTTTTCTAATACAGCAGGTGATCTAACATTGACTATACCTGAAAACTCAAGTGTTGCTTTCCCTATCGGTTCAGCATTATCAGTAGTAGTACAAGCAGTAGGTAATGTGTTAGTCAACGCAGCCGCAAATGTGAATTTATATCTTGCCGGCAATGCCACTGCAGGAAATAGAATAGTAGGCACATATGGCATGGCTACTATCATCAAAACTGGCACAGACACTTGGTTCATAAACGGCACCGGGGTAAGCTAAATGACTGGCGTCATGATGGCTATCATGAACAATGTTCAGCCTACAAATGTGGATGTACCAGGACTGCGTTTATTCTTAGATAGTGGCAATACAAGTAGTTACAGTGGCTCAGGATCGACATGGACTGATCTAAGCGGTTATGATAATAACGGTACATTAGTCAATAGTCCAACATATATTACTAATAATTATGGCGTTTTAGATTTCAATGGAACTACGCAATATGCCACAGTGAGTTCAACTATCACTCCATCACGCACAGAAGGTTTTAGTTTCAATGTCTGGGTCAACTTTGACGATCTCACTGGCTGGCAAACTTTTATTGGACAAGATACATCTAACACTAGTGTTCCCCGAGCAGCATATTACTTCCAGAAAGCCACTAATGGCAGTACCGGCGGTGATGGCACATCAAACACAGTGTGTATCAAGATCGTAGATAATACCGACACTACCATATATGCTGAAGACACTACCACAGTGACTACGGGTGTCTGGTATAACTATGTAGGAACAGTCAGTTCCACAGCACTGAAACTATATAAAAATGGTGTTTTGGTATCTACAACTAACAACAGCACAGACATGATACCAGCCACTGGAAATATAGCAGTAGCAGCAGGCTATTATGGTCGTAACATCACGGATTATGTCAATGGCAAATTGCCAGTGGCACAATACTACAACAAAGTATTATCAGACAGTGAAGTAAGTGATCTATATGAAGAATTCAGTTATAGATATATCTCAGGCAGTCCTTACTTCTGGTATGATCCATCTAGTTACAGTGGCAGTGGTACAGTATTGCCTGATCTAAGCGGTAATAATCGTGATGCTACTATCTCAGGTTCACCTGCTTATAACACAGATTACTTCACATTTGATGGCACTAATGATTATATCGTCAGTCCTAACTTCTATCATGGCATAGATGAAGCACATACTATTGAAGTTTGGATATATCCTACTACTACTAACACTTGTTTGTGGAGCCAGCTCAGTACTACTACACCAAATGATCTATATCATTTTGCCAGTGGACAAATCTATGCTGGTCCTATAAGCAACAATACTATCATTTCTGGATTATGGAACGGTACAAGTGTAAGCCGTGTAGTCAACGGTGTTAGCCTCAATTTCCTCAATAACTGGCAGCAAGTGGCTTTTACTTATAATGGCACTACATTGACACCCTATCTCAATGGTGTGTCCGGCAGTAGCATTACAATGAATTATGATCCACCCTATGCTACTACCGCTGGACAGTGGTATCTAGCATTTGGTGCTAGAGATGATACTGAATATACAGGTACTACCGCAGGCTGGTATGCTGGACGATATGGCGTCATTAGAGTATATTCAACAGCACTAACCGGTGCACAGATACTAGCAAATTACAACGCAACAAAGAGTATCTACGGATTATAATAAATACATAGAACTGGAGTTTTTTAGATAATGAGCGTCCTAAAATATTACAACACATTGACAAGCACATGGGAACCAGCATCACTGGGTGATCAGGGTGCGACCGGAGCAACGGGGCCACAAGGGGCTACTGGAGCAGGTGTTGATGGGGCGACTGGTAGTACAGGCGTTGCAGGAGCAGACGGAGCCACTGGTAGTACAGGTCCAGCCGGAACTAACGGCACAGATGGAGCAACAGGTGCCACTGGTCCGCAAGGTGATCCAGGTACACCCGGTATAGCAGGCGATACAGGAAGCACAGGTGCTACTGGCCCAGCCGGAACTAACGGCACAGATGGAGCCACTGGTGCCACTGGCACAGCAGGTGTAGATGGAGCAACTGGTGCAACAGGTGTTGCAGGTGTTGATGGGGCAACGGGAGCAACAGGTGTTGCAGGTGTCGATGGAGCCACTGGTGCTACAGGTGCAACAGGTCCAGTTGCTGGTAGTAACACACAAGTCATATTCAACGATGCCGGTGTTGCCGGTGCATCAGCAAATCTAACATTTGATAAGACAACAAATTTATTGACGGTCAATGGTAACATCAGTGGTAACACCGCAGGTTTCGCTATCGGCTACCGTGATATACCTCAACTATCATTTACAGGTGATAGTACACTTGCTCTTACCGATGCAGGCAAGCATTATTATTCAACACTAGCCACAGCAAATACATTGACTATACCATTGAATAGTTCAGTAGCATTCAATATCGGTGCTGCTATCAACATCTACAATCAAGGTTCAGCAAATATACTAGTCAATGCTACTAGCGGTGTCACACTTTATATCGCTGGTAATAGCACAGCAGGTAATAGAACAGTTACAAGTTATGGTGTAGCAACACTAACAAAAGTAGCAACTGATACTTGGTTCATAGTTGGCGCCGGAGTACAATAATGGGTGGCATATTGTTGCCTATCGTTGGTGTTGGCGCTAGCAACAACATCAATCCTAGTCAATTGCCTAGTTTGAACCTATGGTATGACGCTACCACAGGCAATGCAGCACAGTTCGGTAGCACACTTTCAGATGGTAGTGTAGTCACTACTTGGAAAGATTTATCAGGTACAGGACATGATGCTAACAAAGCAGGTTCATCAACAGTAAAACCAACTTGGCAAGCAAACGAACAAAATGGTTGTGGCGTTGTAGAGTTTACTGCTAGCGAGACAGATAGCCTTGATATCAATCCTATCGCCTGGGCACAGAGTTTACCCGGCGCAACGATCTATGTAGTCAGCAAAGCATATAGATTAGGCACAAGCAATAACACTATTGTAACAAGTAACCAAGGTGATTTCAATATCAGTTGGGACGGTAATTATTGGCAAGTAAAACAAGCAGGCGGCACTGGTCGTGCTACTAGTTTAGCAGCAGATACAAATAATTATCATATATTTGGTCAAATCTTTGACGGCACACAGTCAGGCAATGATAATAGATTGAAGTTTAGATATGATGGTCAACCTATCACACTAGATTTCGGTGCTACCACTGTAGGCACAGCAACAAATGCTAGTGCTAATTATTTGTATCTAGGTCGTGATGCCGCTGGCACAGTATATTTTCAAGGTGCTATAGGCACCATCATGATATGGACTAGAGCATTGAGCATAACAGAATGTTTACAGGTTGAAGCATATCTGAAATCTATATGGAACTTACCATCAAATAATACAATCGTTACAGACAGTTTACAAGTATATTTGAGTGGCGGTAGTTATCAGGGTAGTGGTACTACTTGGACTGGATTGAAAAATGCTGTGAATGCTACATTAGTTAACACTCCTACATATACTGTAACTAGCCCGGGATATTTCAACTTTGCTCCTGCCAGTTTAGAAGAAGCCACATTACCTGCAATTTCAAGTTTGTCAAACTGGACAATAGAATCTTGGTTTAGAGTAACAAGTTCATTATCAGGTAAATGCACTGCGGTAGTTACAGATATATTCGATCTAGCTAAAATAAATTTCAGTATGGGGACGAATACTTTTCCAACTAATTCTAATATCTGTATAGGATTTTATAACGGTGCTTGGAGAACTACAACTGGGTTCGCTCCGTCGTTAAATACTTGGTATCATGTTGTAGGAACTTATGACGGAAATACTATAACACAGTACGTAAACGGATCATCAAATACCACACTTAGTTACGCAGGAACTAGTCAAGCAAGCGGGTTAGGGATGAGAATAGCCAGACGTTGGGATGAAGCTACTACCTCTACAAATTATTTTCCGGGTGATATCTCAGTAGTGCGCATATACAGCAATGCATTATCAGCCTCACAAGTACTAAAAAACTATAACGCATCAAAGGCCATGTACGGCCTTTGATAAATACTAGATAAGGATAATAAGATGGCAATACGTGGCACTAAAATAACAGGATTGAATTCTATCGCGAATTTATCTGGTAACATCATAATACCAGTAGTCGATCCTACGGTCACGCTTGCTACCCCAGACGGACAGTCTCTAAAGTCAAATGTAAATCAATTAGCAAACTACGTACTTTCTGAAGCCGGAAATCTCTTTCCAGAAGCTAATGTTGCAAATACTGTAAAAAATAATGCGCAGCCAAACATTACTAGTGTCGGTACATTAGTAAGTCTTACAGTTTCCGGTAATACATCTATCGGTAGCAACTTGTCAGTAACGGGAAATGTCACTAGTAACAATATAAACACTCAAAATATAAATGCTGCTGACATAAATGCTGACGATATTATCGCAAATACACTAACTGCTAATACTATTGTCGCAAATATAGTGACAGCAAAATTAGCAAATGGATCAAGTAACGTAGACATAGCCACTGCTAGTGGAAATGTAACAATATCTGTATCAGGCACATCAAATGTAGCTACATTTTCTAGTCAGGGAATGTACATCAATGGAATTAGCGATCTGGGCGACATCTCAAATGTAAAAATTTACGGCGGTAATAGTCAATATGTGATGTCAACTGACGGTCTTGGAAATCTATATTGGCAGCAAGCAGCAGTAGCAGCAGCCCCAAATAGATCGGTACAATATAATGATGACGGAAAGTTCGGTGGCAGCAGCACTTTCACTTACGACGAAGATACAGACGTTGTAAGTTTATCTAAAATCTCATATCCTAATGGTACAGCGTATACACTACCCGATAATGCAGGTACAGGGCAGCAAGTCTTGGGAGTCACAAATCAAGGTACACAACAATTAGGCTGGAAAACGGTTCCAGTATACTATATTACAGTGGAATTACGTGACGGTAGTACATATCTTTCTAGCCCAAATGCTGTTTTAAGAGTATATCCGTTGCAGCAAAGAGACGGCTCTTTCTTAGACCTCAATGTTACGCAAATATGATAAATACAACTATTAGGAAGTAAAAATGGCTAATAAGTATCCGTTAGTTTCTAACTCAAGTACTCTTACAATTCAGGAATTACCTGCAGGGGACACCCTACTGGTAGACAATCTTGCTGTTACAGGCGAGGGTAATATTGTTGGAAATTTGGGGGTAAGCGGAAACGTCACAGTAGACGGAAACGTTACAGTCTTAGGTAGCATCAATGCAAACTTAGGTAATGTCGAAGTTGAAAATCTTGTTGTCGAGGGTAAGACAAATTTAGGTTTAGTAGGAAATGTTACTATCACAGGTGGCAGTAATAATTATGTGTTGCGCACAGATGGTACAGGAAATCTAAACTGGGCAAATATTCAAAGCGAGATTGCAAACGCAGGTGGTTCAAACACTGCTGTTCAATATAATAACGATGGTTTATTTGGTGGTAGTGCATCTTTCACGTTTGATAAAGACACTAGTCTGCTAAGATTACAAGGAACAGCCAACCTTGACTATGCTAATATTGGTAATGCTAACATTGATTCATTATTTGCATCTAGCCCATCTAATGTTCATATAGGTGGCGGTAGCAATGGATATGTATTAGCAACAGATGGTTCAGGGAATCTAAGTTGGGTCTATATAGATCCTAGCGTCAGCGGAGATGGCGGCGACGCAAGTAGTTCAGTTTTACTATTAGCAAGCCTAAATGGTGGGAATGCTTTTAGTGCATAATTTATATCGTCAGATGACGGAGGAAATGTATAATGTCGGTCTTGATACAATTTAGAAGGGATACAGCAGCTAATTGGGCTCTGGCTAATCCCGTACTCGCATCAGGCGAGATGGGTATAGAAACTGATACAGATCAGTTCAAAATCGGTAATGGTGCTACACCTTGGAATAGTTTACCATATGGTGGTATAGCAGGTGGCCCTGGTGCTACTGGCGCTACTGGCGTAGGTGCTACTGGTGCAACTGGTATACAAGGCCCGGTAGGCGCAACAGGTAGTACAGGTCCAGTAGGCCCACAAGGAGCTACAGGTAGTACAGGCGCAACGGGACTAACAGGCCCTACAGGATCAACAGGTGCTACTGGTAACACTGGACCGACAGGTGCTACTGGTCTAACCGGATCTACAGGTGCTACTGGTGATACAGGCCCAACTGGTGCTACTGGTCCAACTGGTCTAACTGGTTCTACTGGTGCAACAGGTCTAACTGGTGCGACAGGTGATCGCTTCTCAACTACTAGCTTGTCAAGCATTACAATCGGTAATGGCAGCAAGTCATTAGTTGTAGGCACTGGTTTACAATGGATACCAAATCAACTCATCATCATTTCAGCAACAAGCGCAGTTCAAAATTACATGACTGGTGTTGTAGTAAGTTATGATGCAATGACTGGTTCTATGTCTACAAACATTCTAGACAACTATGGTTCAGGCACATTTACAGCATGGACAGTAGGTCTATATACACAGGTAGGTGCGACAGGTCTAACTGGTGCTACTGGTTCAACAGGTCCAGTAGGTCCAGCAGGTGCTACAGGTCCTTCAGGTGGTCCAACTGGTGCTACTGGTTCAACAGGCCCACAAGGAGCTACAGGTGATCCAGGTGGTGCGACAGGAAGCACAGGTGCCACTGGTCCTATCGGTGCTACTGGTATCATAGGTGTTGACGGTGCTACTGGTGCAACAGGTCTAACTGGGGCTACTGGTGCAACTGGTCTTTATGGTCCTCTACCAAACGTAGGCGGCGTGACTGGTTCTGTACAATATAACGATTCAGATCCAGCTGCATTCACTGGCTTCATCGACAACGGTGCAGGTGGTGCAGGTACACAATTGACTGTTACTGCTGTAGCATCAGGTGCTCTACAAGTTGGTTCATTGATATCAGGTGCAGGTGTCGTAGCTTACACTTATGTAACAGCATTCATTTCTGGTACAGGTGGTACAGGTACTTACTCAGTCAGCACAACACAGTCAGTAGGCGTAGGTTCACCTATCGCTATGACTGCAAATCAAAACCTAGGCGGTGATGCAAATCTATTATGGGATAAGGCAGCACAGTTATTAGATTTGACTGGTACAGCAAATGTTTCAATCGATGTCAATATCGGCGGTAACTTAGACGTACTAGGCACTGCACAGATTCATGGTAACTTGACTGTTGGTAACAGCCAGGGTAACATCAATGGTGTAGGTGATGGTATACAGTTATATGATGAGACTGGTACAGGTTTTGCTCAACTCAACTGGGCTGACGATCAGATCGTCAAGACAGATAACACAGGTATCACATTCACAGCAAATGATGGCAATGGTCCATTCACTGCTACATTTGGTATTGATGGTAATCTTTCACTTCCAGTCAACTTGTCAGTAACAGGCAATGTTGATTCAGGCAATCTAATTGCTACAGGTAATATCGATGCAGCAACAGGTAATATCACAGGTAACTTAGAAGTAGGTAACTTGAATATTGCTAACGGTCGTGCAAACATCGACGGTGTTGCTGATGCAGTAGGTGCAGGTGCTACAGTTGGTGTCAAGTCTGTTCTAGCAGTTGACGCAAGTTTCGGTAGCAATGATCCAAATAACCCAGCAAGCGCACAAGCAGTTCGCGGTCGTATCACTGGTACAAACTTGACAGGTAACAGCAACTATCTAACTGGTGTTACTGGTCAGTACTTGATCACTGGTACAAACGCAAGTGACTTCTTGAAGACTGGCGTACTTGGTGTTGTAGGTGATCAAACAACTACAGCCGACGCAGCAGTTGTCGCTTACTTAGACGGTGACGGTGGATTGACTACAGCAGGCGCCGCATATGGTGTCAGCATGAAGAATAGCACAAGTGGTTCAGGATTCAATTACGGTCTTGACCTACAATGGATCGATCTTGGTCTAACTGGTCTAGATGTTCCATTCATCAACGCTGACATTCGTTTCAACAACGGTGTTGAGTTGGTAGCCAATGTTGCTAACACAGTAAGCATCGATGCAAACATCGTACTAGGTGCATTAGAAGTAACTAATGATGCAAACGTAGTAGGTAATTTGGTTGTAGGTGTTGATGCAAACGTTGCAGGTAATGTTATAGGTGGAAACTTAGTAACATTAGGAATGGTCGACGCAGCAACAGGTAACATCTCAGGTAACTTAGACGTAGGCGGTGAAGCAAACGTTTCAGGTAACTTAGTAGTAACATTAGATGTTAGCGCAAATGCTTTCAGCGGTGACGGTACAAACGTAAGCAACGTAACTGCTGAATATGTAAACGTCAGTTCTGCAAACGCAAACACTGTAGGTACATTCTACCCACTATTCGCTAATGCAACAAGCGGTGTTGTCGAATTAGACAACTTCGGACCAACAATCGAATTCAACCCACAAGGTAGTATTCTATCATTTGGTCAGGCAAATGTCAGTGTCGTAACTAACGGCGGTGATGAGCAAATGAATCTTGATGGTAACAACAACAAGATTCGCTTCAGTGTCACAGGCGCAGCAAACGCACTAGCAGTCGCAAGCACATCAGTTAGCGCAACGCTACCATTGCAATTAGCAACTTACGCAAGTAACGCTGCTAGAGACAGCGCGATCACTTCACCAAATCCTGGCATGATGATTTTCGTCACAGGAGAAGGCATGCAAGTTCGCGGTGCTACACAATGGAACCTAATCGCAGGATCAGGTACTTGATACTAAACTAAAAATTTAGCACAAATGGTTACCTAGTATAAGTAATTATTACATATACTAGGTTTTCCATATCTATGAGATTTCACATTTTAGGACTGCCGCACACAGTCACTAGCAAAGAATATAACGCTTGTGCTTACACACAGAAAGTCCTCAAGTTCGGTAAGATGATGAAAGCCCGCGGGCATGAAATCATCCACTATGGTCATGAAGAATCAGATTTAGTTTGCGACGAACATGTTACAGTAGTCACAAACAAAGATTTAGAGATTGCTTACGGTAACTATGACTGGCGCAAAAATTTCTTTACATATAACACAAGTGATCATGCTTATCAAACTTTTTATAAGAATGCGATAACAGAGATTGGTAAACGCAAACAAAAATATGACTTTGTGCTTCCGTTTTGGGGTAGCGGAGTAAGACCTATCTGTGATGCACATAATGACCTCATCGTTGTTGAACCCGGTATCGGTTATGCAGGTGGACACTGGGCACGTTGGAAAGTCTTTGAGAGTTATGCGATCATGCATGCCTATTATGGTATGCAAGGTGTAGGAACTTGTAAGAGTGATTGGTACGATGTCGTAATACCTAACTACTTTGATTTAGATGACTTTCAATACAACGACAAGAAAGAAGATTACATGTTATTCTTAGGTCGTGTGTATAGTGGTAAAGGTGTTCATGTAGCAATGCAGGCTAGCGAAGCAGCAGGATGCAGGCTAGTGATCGCCGGACAAAAGCCAGATGACATCAGCTTTCCAAAACATGTAGAATTCGTAGGTTACGCAGATGTACCAACACGTAAGAAACTTATGGCTAATGCTAAAGGTGCATATGTACCTAGCATGTACATAGAACCATTTGGTGGTGTTCAGATTGAGATGCTATTGAGCGGTACTCCTACTATCACAACAGATTGGGGATCATTTACAGAGAACAACATTCACGGGTACACCGGATATCGTTGTCGCACGTTCGATCACTTTGTTTGGGCTACTGAGAATATTGGTAACATCAAGCCTGCAAACTGTCGCAAGTTCGGTGAGAATTTCAGCCTAGAAAATGTCGCCCCAATGTATGAAGAATACTTCCAAAACGTGCTAGACGTATATACAGGTAAGGGCTGGTACGAACGACATAGCAACAGAGTTGCCCTAGATTATCTACGTAGAGACCTACCTACACTCTAAGTCATTGATTCTATTGGCCGTATAACGCAATAGGACCGCATTAGAGCGGATCAGAGCAGGGGGTATATCTGAGTATAGCTAGCCCCAAAATAGGTCCCTATAGAAGGTCCTGTTAGGTCCATAATACCTCACCAGATATGGAAAAGCCCCGTTACCGGGGCTTTTCACATTCAGTATTGAGTTACTGATTACGCATCAACGCTAGCATTCACCTTAGCGCGACTCTTGATAGCGTCGAGCGAGGGCTTAGCCTGAACACGCACTTCACCCTTGCGAGCCTCACGCTCACGATCAGCAAGAGTCTCGCTAATCGTAGCCTGATCCTCAGCAGACGCGAAATTCGGCAGCGTCAAAAGATACTTCAGAGCATCGATCTTGTTCATAGCATTCGGGAGCGTAACGAAATCAACACGCGAAGCGCCGCCCTTGCTAAACTGCTTGACGCGACGACTCATGTCGTCAGTAAAGCGGACCTTAGCATTGCCATTGTGAACAGTGATACCAGCAACAGTAAACAACTTAGTAGACATATAAATTACCTCATCAAGTTAAAAATAAACAACACACACATTTGTAGAATTTCACTCTACATGATTAGTATAACAAAACGATCTCCAAATGTCAACCGTTTTGTTACCCAATTTATACCGGCATCGCATAGTCGCTAATGAGCAACTTGCCATACTGGGCTTTCAACATCTGAGTCGCCGCGTAGGGGTTCTCAGCCATGATATAGACACGGGTCGTACCTGCGCCCGGTTCATCTTTCAATCTGCAAAGCATCCAATATTGTTTCAACTGTGACATGTCGGTTCTCCTGTTCCTATAGATATTTAGTAGGAAACAGTTTTAGTAAAGCCAGGCTTACAATCCCAGTTCAGACCCTCACCGGCCCAGCGGGCTCGTCCCCAACAATCGGCCAAGAATTGATTGATCTCCTCTACCGAAATCTCATTCAACGGTTTAGTCGCATGAGTTTCCAAAAAGTCAATCGTATCCTGTACCAACTCACTATGGTCCTTGATTTGGACAAAATAATTATATTTGGGACGCTGTAAATTGTTCGTAGCCATTATTTGGTCACCACGTAGGGCTTGTCCCAACGACCGATATTGATATCCATGTAGTACGCGGTGTCGAAATAATCGGTCATCGCATCGCTACGATCATACCAAGAAGCCGACTTGAGCGCAGCATACGCCTCAGTCAAGAACGCCTTGGCGTCACCATCATAGTGTTCGTGGAACCAAAACTGATTCACATCACAGTAGCCGCCAGTGTTGAGCTTGAACCCGCGAGACACTTGAAACGGGTTGCTACCACAGACACGATTGCTGTTAGCGATAAAATCAATCTTGCCACTCTTGAGGGTCAAGACAATCGCCATATGATTACGAACACGCAACGTACCCTTGATACCATACTTCTTGAGGATGGGCTTGAGGTTCGCAGTAATCTTCGCCTTTCGTTCTTGGTTCATGTAAGCCATTTCGTAATCTCCGTTAATCAACTATAGATACATTATGCGCCCAATCCATTCCTAGGTCAAGCCTTTTTATCAAATTCCTGCGAAAAATAAACCGTTATAAATCAATGACTTACGATAAGTGCTAAGTTGTTGATTTTATTAGGTTTTCCTAAAACCGCCTATAACGCTCTATAAGCGACCCCGGGCGGGGAATGAAATTGAGTATAAACTACCCCGCCCGGGGGCTTATAAGTGGTCCTATGCGGTGATCCAGTCCTGAGTATCCTTCAGTTTGATGCTCTCCGCGCCGTCATATTCCTCTACTTGGAACTCTGTACCCTGGGGTATCCACATGATCGTGAGGTCGTGGACGCCGCCCGTATAGATATCATCCTCCTCATATACGGAGTTGATGTAGGCCTCAATATCGTGATGGCTGTCCTGATTGAGAACCATTTCTACGACACGGGGCAGGAACAGTAGTTCCGGATGAGATTGATTCCAAGTATACCAACCCGCACCAAAGCCCGGGCTGAATAGTACCGCGACCTTACCGTCGCGGACTACCTTGTCTTGGATAATGTCAAATGAATGGACTTTCATATTACACCGTTTCTAACATTGAAGCGGGCACTCGCCAAGTCATGGGCAAATATCCGCCGCGATTCTCTTTCACTAACACAAACTTACGATTGACCTTAGTCACACTACCAATCACATACTGACCGTTGCGACCAGGGAACTTTACACTGTCACCGATACACAAGCCGCGCTTGACATCCTTAGATATCTGATTGCGACGATACTTGACAGCCTGCGCAATCGCATTCAACTGGTCGTTAGTAAAGTCACCAAACATAATCGCATGAGTAACATCATTGATTTTCATTGTCATACTCCTATTAGGCTCCAGTCCAACTCAGTGTATTATAAGTCTGCGTGAGTACATTGCCACGCACAAAATTCTTAGCAGGGGCGTTCCAACTCGCAGCCTTCAATACATCGCCAACCTTCCACTTGTCATGCGCCTTGCGGCAGATGAAACTGTGTGCGCTATTGTTGACCACACACTTATAAAATTTGCTACCGCGAACAAAGGTGATGTTCAATTGCGGGCGCGTGTATTCTAGGTCGCGGAAGGACTTTAGATAATCCTCAGTCTTACCCTGAAACTCATTGTAACTGGCCTGGATCTTGTCCATGTACTCAGTTAGCGCCATATCCATATCGTGTTCTTGATACATTTCAATTACTCCGTGAATCAACTATAGATATATGGTAACACCAAACTACCCAAATGTCAAGCCTTGACAGGCCAGACATCTCCTTCCTCACAATAGACCAGTCGACCGTCGCTAGTGCGAATGCCGATATCGTGACTGTAATCCTCGGGATCGTCGGTGATAAACTCGTAGATGCCCTCGACCATAATCTCGTCGAAATTAGCATCGTATGAAACACCCTTTACCTTGTCACCGATCTTCATATCTATCTCCGTTTCTCAACTATAGATATAGTCTATGCCCAAACCCAGATAAGGTCAAGCCTTTTTCTCACATTTTTAGCAAGAAAAAGGCTTTATAAATCAACAACTTACGTAACCTATTGATTTTGTTAGGTTTTTAGTAATGTGCGCCCCAGTGTACGAATTCGATCATATCAGGATCCGTCACAGCAGGACCGTACACGATCTCCTCGACCTCTGGAACTGTCAACTCAAGTTTACGGGCTATAGTATGACAGTCCATACCCTCGGACCTCAGGTCTACAACCATCTGTCTAATTTCAGGCGAAGTCATAATCGCTCCATTTGTTGTATTTTGGTTTACGCTTGTAGGCGTGCTTATCATCATGACGCTTACCACGGAAGTTAAAATCCCTATCAAATAGCGCACGATGATTGCGCTGCTTGGGGGCCTTTACGACAAAACTAATGCGTTCAGTTTTCATGATATTAATTATAGTGGGTATCCAATCCGATGTCAAGCCTTATTGAATTCCTGGTCTGTGTAATATTGTAACAATCGTAACTGCATCTGGGCAATAGTATTGCCATTACCTGATGTAGCGAATTTTACAGGACACTTGCCCCAAGACCTAGATTTTGTAAACTCACCAAGCCATTGTCTATGCTCAGGATTACTTACATCAAATAATACAGTAGGCCTAAAAGGATAATTTGCAAAAGACACAAAAACTCCTAAAGAAAAATAAACACATGAATAGTATTACAAATTGAACTACTGTTGTATAGTATTTTGGGTAAACTGTAATTCCTTTTTGATTTGATTGTCTATGCGTCTTTTATGTTGCTTCAAGAATTCCAAAATCTGCTTTTGTTTTTGATTAGCGTCAAACTCCCAGGGTAAGTTTAGATACTCATCATAAGACAGTTTAGATGAATCAGACTTATAAATCTGTCCTTCCCAAAGTATCTTGCCGCCCGATCTCGCTTGTAATTTATTAGTATAAATCTGGTGAAGATGTACAAGTTCATGGGTCAAGGGCAGTAGAAATTCTTCTAATGATAAATCCTGATTGATACGGATCCTGTTAGGAAATCGTGGATCGAGCATAGTCATACCATAAATGCTTGGACCCATTTCCTCAAATTGAACTTCTATAATTTTCGGTAATACGTATAATGTATTGACGAGATTGGTTACTTTTTCTGCGAGTTTACAATATATATCGGGAGGCTTTATAGAGCCTTTATATATAAAAGTAATTTTTATCAATCTGGTATTATACCATTACTATGAACTTCTGCATGTCCCCATTTTTTTATCGGGCAGGCCTGCTCTGGCATCCAGCTTTTTACGTTCATAAAGCATCCGCACAACCTGCATTGTGCTGTAGGTTTGTAAAACTTTTCACATGAATGACAGATAGAAATACGTTCTAGCTGGACGTCTGGATGAACTTTATCTACTAATAATTTTTCTACAGCTTTTTCTTCTGCAATTTTTTGCAGAGCTGCCATTTTATTTTTCAATTTATCAAACATGTACTCACCAGTTTATGTTGTATTTATATTTTACGAGTTTAGCCTCATATTTATTTCGGAATAATAAATCAAAATTTCTATCGGATCTGAAAAATCCTTTTGCTAATCTATCTTGTAGGGTAACAGGTTTTTTATTCTGTGTGTCATAATAGTCTTTGATTTTTTCGAAACCGTTTTGTTTATTATCTTGCGGAATAACAGGATAATCATTTTGATGATAGATGTCAATCTTTCGCTTGTATCCTAATTTCATTTCTTTATTTTGCTGTCGTACTTCAAAAGAATCTATCACAGGTTTGTGTGTGATATTATGATCATAAATCCAAGAATATGTTATCGTTTCTGTTTCGATAAAAAACCACGGCACGATTGGTCGTTTATCTATGCTTCCGTAATAATATAATCCCATACTGTTTAGGTCTGGAATAGCTAGGGGAGGATCATCTCTTACAAATGTAAAAAAAGGTCTACATTCTCCTGAAAAAATCACTGTGCCTTTTTCTGTCATTTGCGCCATTTTTATAAATGTAGTAAATTGGGGACTTCCTGTTTTATATTTTATGGCGTAATCATGATGTTCTGTTTCAAGAAAATTTATTAGGTCAAAATGATGATAGGAAATTTTCACATCTAATATTTTTGCGAACAAATTACATGTCGCGAGATCATTCCAGTTACTATCAAAATTATAGATTCCTGAAAATGTGTTGAACGGCACTTTTGATTTTACCCAGGCATATAGCATAGCTTGGCTATCGACGCCGCCGCTCAAATATAAGGTATACGGCGCAGGATAATTTTCTGTGATATAATTGATATTATAAAAAGCCGCTTCTAAACCTGTTAGATGCGGCTCTTTATTTTTTCTTTTGCAGTCAAAATTTAGTGTATTATTTGATACGCTAAAATTAGTCCAATCGATCATTTCATCCCTATCATACCATAGTCGACCATATAGTATCCGCTAGAATGAACTGATACTGCTTGAGGCATGACTTCTAATAATTCTTCTGCCATCACGCCTGTAGTTCTTTTACCAAATATATCGTATTCATATAAGCCTATTCCTAAGCTATGTGTTCCTATTCTTACAATATTAGATTTTAGTCGTCGATCACTGAAAGCGTTAGTGCATTCACAGAATGCCATTGACTTGTAAATGTGATAGCAGCACTGACTGTTGGGGCAATTGTTCAAGCAATTTGCAAAATAAGTGCTAATTGTGCAGCTAGGAACATAGAAATTTCTCCAGCAGTTTGCTGCTAGCGTTATATTGATAACGTGATCATCAGGTAAATCGCTAGGTTGAAAATCTTCCTTAGTTACGTATATATTGACTGTCACTGTCTCTGAAACATCTTCAAAATTTGTCTTGGTGAATTGCCATACGTATTGTTTATAAACTTCACCGTCTTGTGGTCCATCTTCTAAAGAAGGAGATGCATATAAACCTGCGCTAGGTAATAATTGACAGAAAGATGGTAATGGAGTTATATCAACTATTGATTTAGTTGTTAGTGGATCTACTACATATCCTAATAAATCTTTTTGCCCAGCTGGCATACCGTAGTTCAACTCATCAGTTGGGGGAACTGTAGGACTGATTGCAGTATCGTTGATAGTTGCTATCTTATTTACAGAGTTAGCATATTTAGGATCGCTAAGGTCAAGTAAATCTTTTCTTGAAAATGCTAGCACTTGACTTGTATTAGGATTTGCGCTATCCAAATTCCAGTCATGAGTGTATGGAAGTCTTGATCCAGTGTTACCGCAATATCGATGTAAATTATTTACTACTATAGCTGAGGTGATAGCTGCGGCAGGGGATGTTCCCTGAATCCAACCATACACTGTACCATATGACCAAATTCTATCCCCGGGTGCCCAACCATCTAATTCGCCGTGATTAGTTGTTCCGAGCTGATCAGAAGTATTTAGATCGCTATAAGCAGAAAATGAGCAAGGTTCTAAATCTTTATTATAAGCACCGACTGTAAGAGCTTCTACCATGCTAGCAGGTGTAACGTCTTCAATCTCAACGCCTGTGTTACCGGCAGCTGCAACGACATAAACTCCGCTTTGAGTCAAAGTACGGAATTTAGATTCGATCCAAGCATTTTTTGGAATAGTCCAGCTACAATTTACTACGCCGAACTTGCTAGGATCATGATCGGCGATGATAGCATCTAATGCATCAAGAAACTGACTCTGTAATGTAGGAGTGTTATCATCAAATATTTTTACTACTTTGATAGTCGCGTTAGTGATTCCGCATGTACGTCCTGATATCAAACTTGACATAGCTGTTCCGTGACCGTTGCAATCAGCAAAATCAGTGCCTAATATACTGTAAAGATTGACTACATTTACACCTGCGAATTCGCCGTTAGAGTTATCAGTGAAACCGCTATCCATTACATAAACGCTAATATGATCTCCAAATCTTTTCAAAGTAAGAGTTGGCTCATCAAATACAGGTTGTGCGTAACTGTAATTTTTCCACCAGTCTTGTTCATTACCAGTATCTACTGTGATACTCTCTGAATTTGGATCGTCATGACGGCCCCAGTGTGTATTGATGTCATAATGTGGGGTGATTGCGACTCCCTCTTCAAGAACAACGTGTTCGGTGAGATCAGTTACTGGTGGTGCTGATGCGACCTCTACGAGAAAAACTTTATCAAAATTGTCCCACTCTTTTAGGACTGTGCAGCCATGTGCTGACAAATAGCTCTGGATTTCTGCATCTGTTGCGGTGTTCTTAAAATCTACTAAATACTTCATTGTATGACTCCTGACAGTATACTATTATATTTATGCCAAATACAATTCTTTAGTAAAACATATGGTCATTCAAGCAGATTTTTCTAAGATTTTCCCAATTTGGAAACACGACTTGTGGCCTGATAGGATATCAGAGATCACAGAAACAAGTGCTATGTGTTTCCTAGGCGGATATAGTTTAGATAACATGGTAAAACCGGCTACTTTTTTTGCTTATAAGATCGATAATATGATAGTAGGAGTGAATAGCGTTCATCCATGTAGCGACGGGGGATATCGCAGCAGGGGCTTATATGTAAATCCAGACTTTAGAAATAAAGGTATAGGCACAGTCTTACTGAAAGAATCTATCGATTTTGCTACTAGTAAAGGTGCAGGATATATATGGAGCTATCCCAAATATAATAGCTGGTCAACTTATAATAAAGCTGGATTCAAGTTAGCTAGTGATTGGGAAGATAGTGAATTAGGTAAAAATGCTTATTGTGTAAGGCATCTCTAGTACCTAGCACCCTCTTGCCTAATGCGTCTTATAAACGTTAGATAAGTGCTGATTACTCCATAATTGCGTAGATGCACTGTGCTAAACAATCCCTTATCATCAATCTCAGGTAAAAAGATAACGCTATCATTGTTGACAGGCACGGTGCCCGGCGTGATCAATTTACCGTTACTTGCTGTGACATATGGCGGAGGAGGAGTAGGAGTAGTGAAGTAGAACCAGTTAGGATATAGTTTCTGATTCTGTGTAGGTAACCAATTTTGCATTGCAGTGTTTCTAGCATTGATCCACCAACGATTGCCCTGTATGTATTTCTCTGTGACTTCAGTCAATGGTTGATCATTACCTAGATAGAACTTGTCGTCCACTTTCCATATATCGATCATGCATGAAAAGCCCATGCCCATAGCTTTGCCTAACTGGCTAGGAGTGTTAGCGTCTTCATAATTGGTGCCGTCGTAAATACCACGATAAGAAATGTAAAGCATGTAGTATTTAGTTTATAATGGAGCGGGTGAGGCGGCTCGAACGCCCGACATTTACCTTGGCAAGGTAATGCTCTACCAACTGAGCTACACCCGCAGTGTATTATTATATATCTATCTTTTGTTTCTTCTTATTTTTTTCAATAACTTTTTTATTGCTATTTTTACCGAATATCTTGTCCCAGTTACTTTCATATATTTTTCGATCTACACTGAAAGGTCTAGGCTTACTTCCTTTACCGCTCATTTTCCTTGTCCACGATATTTCTTGTAAGTACGTTTGCGATCTTTGTTCATAGCACTAGTCTTTGGATTAGCTCCGCCCTGGCTTGTACGCTTGATCACTGTTTGTCTTTTTGATGTTGTTGAACCAATAGCCACTGAAAATCTCCTGTTGTAACAATAATATTTATAATCATATTTTTTTTACAAAAGAAAAGAGGAGATATTTCTATCTCCCCTGTTCCTGACTGAAATGTTAGTTCTAAATTAGAACATGTAATTCAAGTCTAGTTGTAGACGCTTTACATCAGCATTTCCGATTTCAACATCGAAATACTTGGCGTTTACTTTCCAACCGTCTGCTACAACATAGCCACCGACTAGACCATAGCCTTTGTGACCACCTTGTGATAGAGCAAAGTCAGAATCATTCCACAAACCAAACTGAGCATTGGCTTCTACATCTTGATGGAATACGCTTAGATCCCACTCTTGTGGTTTCTTAGCATGTCCAAACTTGATACCATATGCTAGGGCTGTGTCCTCTGCACTTGCCTTGTCGTTCTTCATGTAGTCTGCGAACAATACTACTGGCTTACCAGCGAATTTTGTTCCTACTGAAGCAAATGCTTGCTGTAATTTAGCATCACTGATGCCGCCGATAGCAACGTGCTTGATCTTATGATCATGTAGTGCTACTGCGCCCTTGAAGTGAAGTCCTGCTAGATTCTTATGCAAGCCGACTTGTAGGCTCTGTACCTTAGAATCATCGTTGATGCCGCCTTCTACAAGTTTTAGACTTGAAGCATTAGCAAACAATCCTGATTCACTCTTCCAACTTACTGCCACGCCTTCTGGCTTTACGTCACGGTCAAAAAATAGACTTGGTGAACTTGCCCAAGGTTGATGCATCTTGCCAAGTGTTACCTTGACATTATCCATAGCAGCGTATTCAACATATGCTAGGTGTAGATTCACATCCTTCAACTGACCACCTGGACCCATATCATCGTATTGGCTGTTGAAACTACCAGTACGTAGACCTACGACAGCATTGATCTTGTCGTTGACCTTGTTTGATAATACCAACTCTGCTCCAAGACGATCTTTTTCTGATTTTGGTCCTGCTGCTAGTTCTACACTGTCAAAACGATAGCCGATGCCACCATTTAGATTTAGTTCACCAGCAATAGCAGTTGCAGAAAGTGATCCTAACATAACTAATGTCAAAAATGCTTTACGCATATAATTTTATCTCCTTGTTGTTATGCCAAATAAATGGCATGATGTCCCGTTCGATCCAAATAACATACACATAAGTCAAAGACCTATAGGAATGTTAGATATGAACCTCTCGGGACATAAGAATATTTACCTAGTTGAATGTAACAATAATGTAATACTATATTACTGAATGAATATAGTTGTATATTTTACGCAAAGTTTGACACAAAAAATAACATAGTCAATATCAAGCCTATACCAATAGTGCATGATATTAGACAATACAATAGTAGCCATAACGGACTTTCTATATCCAAAAAAGAAGGGGAGTTTTTGCTCCCCTTCTTGTTGTCATATTTCAAATTCATTAGAACTTGAACTTGACACCGAGCTGCATCGCCCAGCGTGATTCACCACGGTTGTCGCGGAGAGTCAAGTCACGTAGATCCGAAGCACGGAAATCGTAGACATACTTTCCTGAAGCGTCAACACCAGCGAAACGAGCAACACCAAAGGCACCTGGGAATCCGACTTCTTCAATCACACCCCAATCCTTATTGATCATGTTGCCAACGTTCATGATGTCGAGCCATACTTCACCCTTCACATCACCAAAGACTGGCAATTCTTGTGAGAGGCGAATGTCAACGTTATGAACCCAAGGAGCATTGTTGTTGTTTACTTCAGCAATACCACCTTGATACTTAGCGAGTTCACCGTTTGAAGCAAGATAATCAAAGAATGCTTGCTCCATAGCAGCACCGCCCTTGAATACAACATCACCTCTGTTTGGCACAAAGAATGGATCGTTTACACGACCATCGCCGTTTGCGTCATTGACGAAAGTGAAAGTGTATGGGCGACCAATGCGACCTTCATAGAACACACCAACTGAGCTTACTAAGTCAGCAAAGAACTTCTTACGATAACTTACAGTTGCCGTGAAACGATCTTTGATGGCATACACTGACTTCTCGGCAACATCGGCGTTGGTATCAACACGAACTGCGTTGTTCCAATTTGATGCGGCTTGTGAAGATGTCAATGTATTGACTTCAGTTGCTTCAGTGTAGGTGTATCCAACGTTCCAGTACCAGTTCTCATTCTGAGGACCTTGTAATGAAACAGTGAACTGCTTACCATCACCTTTCGATGTTGGTAGAGCAATCGTTGAATCTACACCAAAGTCACGATTTGTGTTGGCTGTACGCTGTGAACTTGAACCAGTGAAGGTAGCAGGATTCACAGTTGACCAATACAATGGACGACCATCTGGAGCAACTCCTGTTGGTGCGCCTAAGTTTGGCTTCACATAGCGAATGCCTTCATCGACTTCAGTTAGAACAGTCTCAAAACTTGCAACCAATCCGTACCATGGCAACTCATGATCAACAGCGAAAGAAACTTTATATGCTGCTGGGAGTTGTAGGTCTGGACTCAAGAAGTCAACGTTACCACCAAGTCCTGGTGGTGGACGAACTCCTGGCTGATTGTTTGGATCTGGACTGAACACGATGCCATTCTGAGCAGCACGATTATCAAAGATTGCTCCCTGAGTCACGTTATTGTTGCTGAATGGATTGCTCAACCACACGTTAGCGGCGATACCTTGGAACAAGCCAACGCCACCACGAACCTGTGTCTTACGATCAGACCATTCTGGTTGCCAGTTGAATCCAACACGTGGTTGAATGAGATAGTTACCATCTGGAGTGCTGTCGTTGCGTAGACCAAAGAAGTCACTGGCAACAGCATTGTATGGAGGAGTATCTCCCACGATTGGCATATCAACACGAACACCTGCTGTGACATTCAACGTTGGGCTGATTGTCCAAGTATCCTGTAAGAACACGGCAGCATTCTCTAATGTCCAAGCAGCAGCACGGCTGTTTACATCACCATTGACTGGATAGAAAAGGTTGTAAACTGCTGGTGTACCTGAACGGAAGTTATTCAAGCCATAGAACTCATAGTAACCAAACTGATCACGTCCGAAGAGATTGAAGATATCTCTTGTTTCGTATTCAGCACCGAACTTGATAGCATGATCACCAACAACATAAGTTGCTGCTGCGAATGCGTTCAATGTTTCAGTTTCAAGAATGTTCACATGACGGAATCTCTCGCTACCCAACCAAATGCTATCAGCACCAGAACAGGATGAACTGTTCAAGCAGATGCGAACTGTTGGACGAGGATCGCCGATATCCCAAAGTGAACTTTGATTGGCGACACTGACTGACATCTCAGTTGAAAGATTGTCTGTCCAGTTGCTATACAAATGAGCAACCGCACTTTCAAACTTCTTGTTATTGATGTGCCAGTAACCACTCAATGAAAGATCACGTGGTCCGATATTACGTAAGTATGGATCGCTTTGCTCTGTGCGATTGACACGTAGAGCAGCACGATGACTGTCATTGATGTTCCAGTCAAACTTGACCATGATATCTTCAATCTCAGTGTTTAGAGCACCGGGAGGATTGAATGAACCAGCGTCGAAACCCCATACATCTTTAGCGATTGCTGCGGCTTCATCAAGTTGTGCTTGTGAAATACCTGTTACGATCTGTGCGCTATCAGAACCAGTTGGACCAAATGTTGGAGCCAATGCTGCGCGTTCAAACTTCTCATAAGAAGCAAAGACGAACAACTTGTCTTCAATGATTGGACCGCCGATAGTCAAGCCAACTGTTTCTTCTTTATCGAAACCGTTGAACTTTTGACCATTGCGCTTTCCGACCCAGTCAGCATCGCGTGTGAGGAAGTATGAAGTTCCCCTCCACTTGTTTGTACCTGACTTAGTGATTGCGTCGATGCTTGCGCCAGTGAATGACGAACGAGCAACGTCGAAATCTGTCAATGCGATATTGATTGATTCGATTGCATCCAACGGAATTGGTTGACGATCAGTTGGTAGATTGTTTGCTTCAAGACCAAACGCATCGTTGGTGCTGACACCGTCAATACGAATGTTGTTGAAGCGAGTGTTTTGTCCACCTGCTGAAATTTCACCACGCTCTTTATCAGTCTGAGCGATACGAGGATCTGTTCTTACGAGATCCTGAATATTACGACTGATTGTTGGGAGTGCTACGATCTGTTCGTTGCTAACTGTAGTACCTGTACCAGTGCGTGAACTATCAAATACTAGATCAGCACGACCGGCTAACACTACTACTTCTGCTAGATCACTTGATTCTGTAACGAGGTTCAAGTTACCGTTATCTCCGAGGGCTAAAAACTGATTTTCTAATACTACAGTTTTGTACCCTTCACCTTTGACAGTGACCTTATAAGGACCACCTACACGCAAACCGCGTAGAACATATCTACCGTTTGCATCAGTAGTTGATTTGCTGACTGTTCCTGATGGAACGTGTAGCACTTCAACTGATAGGCCGCTAGCTGCACCCTGTTCAGATTGAACAACACCTGCAGCACTGGCAGCCGTCTCTTGCGCATTCACGGGATTACCCATGAGTGACACTAGAGCTATTGAAGCGACAGCTAAACTAACTGTTAGCCTGCTCCAAATCTTACCAGATAATTGACTCATTTATAGTCTCCTTTGTTTTTATACGAGATTATTTACATGGATCACGATGACCCAAATAAAACTTACGGGCAACGGTATTTAGAGGCACATGGTGTGTAAAACAGTTACAGTTTTGTGACAGTATCTAGATATCCTTTTTGTATCAATAACTGTTGTTTTAGAAGCCCTTGATATTGCTTATTTGCCCATAGATACTTTGTTAGATTGTGGCCTTCTATATGCGCCGGTAAAACATGATCTGTGATTGTGATATTTGATCTTTTTGGTAATTGATTTGCCCTGTTTCTGAAATATAGGTCCGTTCCTTTTACATTAGATGCCCAATGCATATTCAATAAACTGTCTGGTTCTTGTGTATAACGATCATAATATTGTAAAGTATCGTAATAATCCCTAAATTCCTGTGCATCGTGATATATTTCAACACACAACTCCCTAGAATACCACAATGTATATTGATTAGTATCGAACTCATTTTCTGAACCGACTATTGTCAGATAGGGAGTAGTCACATTTATGCTATGATATTTTACTATGGTAGAACTCAAAATAGCGGGGATAGTGCCACCGCAATCTGCGAACACGATACATCGTTTTGTTTTACTATTTAGGTAGATTTTGTCGTTTAGTAATTTCGATAACTCCCAAACATTGTTACAAACATTTTCTATGCCAAAATAATTGGCGATATAATGTCTATTATTACCTCTATCTGTTACTATAACTATGTTGCAATCAGAACCAGCTAACTTTCGTGACAGAGTTTTCCAAAATCTTAACAAATGTTCGATAGGTTTTTGTTTTACTTCATAGCCTAAAAATTTTATCAAAGTTATTTCACTATTATCTCTAAAATCAAATGCCAGCCCGTTAGGGTTCACGTAGTAATTAGTATTGAGATGTAGTAGATCGCTCATACAAAATTGATGTTGATTATTAGTTTATCGAACATATTTGGTATGGCGCCTGCATGATATGTCAACCCATCAAATAATATTGCACTACCCTGTTTACTAATAGCGGTATGAATGTGTGTTTTCTTGTCGAGATTAGGTTTTCCATCAAATTTTTCTTTGAATATCCTAGTGCCAGCATCATGTGTATTGATATTGTATATAACTGTCTGGTGTGTAGTAACCCTGTCGACATGCGGACAAAAGTATTGAGTAGGTTTATAAGTTATATCAGGCAAAGTAAGTCCAACCATAATTCTAAGTATTTGATTGACTTCAACAGAGAATTTTGACTTTATTGCTTTAGAAAATAATTCTATAAAATTTAAATTTTCATATAGTCGTTTATCATATTTTTGATTTTCTCCATAAATCAAGTGTTGAAAACCATATCCCTCTCTAATGTTGGAATCTTCTTTACACAAGCTAGCCATCTCTGCTGCGTCGAGACCGCTTACATTTTTGTAATAAAGCCAGGGAAAAATATTTGATCCAAACAAACCTTGTAGCCTTTTTTGATAAAAAAGAGGAAGAAAATTTTCACACTCTTTCATAAATAGATTAGCACGGTAGCAAGACTATAGTAGTATAACATGATAATTTATTTACCATCTCCATTGCACTATGCTATATCTTGTTCCATTGGTAATATCAGAAACCCCATGAGGGAAAAGAAAATTTGAGGGAAAAATTACAATATCTCCTTTTTGTAAAGAAATATTATAATTTTCAAAAAAAAGAAAATCTCCTCCCTCAAAATCATCATTTAACAATCCAACAATGCTCAAGACTGGAATACCTTTTTTTTGTCCGTCGAACAACGAATTTATGTGATCGAAATGCGGTCTCATTCTAGTACTGACATTATATCGATTTAGAAGTACCTCACTTTCCCCAATCAAACTGAAATGATCTGAAAAAGGTCCTTTTTCTATACATTTATCCAGAATCGGTTTCAAAAATAGATAGTGTTTTGTTTTGACAGATGATCGATCAAAATCTTTATTATCACCCGGTACTGCACCATTGATGTTTGTATACCAGTGGTGCTTATAGTATTCATAGGAATCATTTATTATTGTATCGCACAATTTGTCTGGTATAACTTTATCAAATTTTTTTATAAAATTAGATAATGGCGTAGATTCACAAATCATTGATACAATATTCCCTATTAATAGATTTGGCGGAGGGGGTGAGATTCGAACTCACGGAACGCTTTCACGTTCGACAGTTTTCAAGACTGTTGCAATCAACCGCTCTGCCACCTCTCCGTGTAATCTAGTTATTTACTTAGTTTTCTATCTATAATAAAAAACCCGCTTGATTGCTCAAGCGGGTCCATTGTCATCAATGAGATCGTTCTTACTTCTTATTCCAAGCCCAGAACAATACCCATAGTGCTACCAAGCCTACTAGGCCTTTTTCACCTAAAGCACCCACAAAGTTTGTGATTGCTCCGACTACATCAAGACCCAAGAACGGTACTGCTGCACCGAATAGGATCTGGAATAGTACTCCTACTGCTAGTAATTTGACTCCTAGATCCATTAAATGGCCTAGAAAGCCGCTTACGTGTTCAAATACTTTATCCATTTTATTTCCTCCAGAGGATTGGTAAGTTTCCTCAGTAGTATTTACGGTGGAAATAGGGTGTATTATAGATAGATATAAAAAAATGGTGGGCCCACTAGGATTTGAACCTAGACTCAACGGATTATGAGTCCGCTGCATTAACCGTTATGCTATAGGCCCTTATATACTTTATCAAACCCCATACTTACTCCAACTCTAGAAGTTAGAGGTTCCGTGCTATGCCACATTCCTTTAGGTATGTATATGACATCATTTGGGTGAAGTTCGTACTTGAAAACAGTATCATCCTGTTTTACGCTAAACAGTGTAGTCCCTATTGCTTGCCAAAATATAACTTCAGTAAAATCTTTATGCCAGCCAAAAGTTTTTGATTTTTCAGAAAAAGAAATATACAAATGTGCTGTAGGATTTTTTTCAGGTTGCAAGATAGCGAACTCGTCAAGTACATCTAAAATTTTTGGTAAGTTAGAACAACTATGTAAAACTAGTCCCAAATTTTCTTGTGTTTTATGTGGAATTTTTTCTTTGACATTATAATTCATGCAAGACACTACCTCGTCCCACGACAAATCAGGCAAGTCAGGCATATGAAATACATAATGTTTTGCTAACGTTCTACTTTCTTGTAATTGATGATTGGCAGAAAATCTATTCATAAATCAAATTCTATATATATGGTGCCTCGGGCCGGACTCGAACCGGCACAGCGAATCGCCGACAGATTTTAAGTCTGTTGTGTCTACCAATTTCACCACCGAGGCATAATTCATGTTTATTATGTTACTACAGAATGTATATAATTTCAAGAGAATTGGTGCGGGATGAGAGGGTCGAACTCCCGACATTCGCCGTGTAAAGGCGCTACTCTACCACTGAGTTAATCCCGCACTATTCTAAAAGAAGTTTATATGATACTGTAATCCTTAGCTCTTTGCAATGTCTTGTGGGCTCCAGACCTGCGTGTGTGATATTACTTTTATAAAAAAGCCCTGCGTTTGGTTTAGGCGAAAATTGCTGTACTTCACTCTTACTGGTATCTCCCTTGAGAGTAGCTGCTGTAAGTTTATTTTGTATTGGATTTGTTATTTCCGTGAATATCGTGCTGCCGCCCCACTGTACCATCCATTTAGGATTCGTATAGTACAAAAAAGTATGTGCATTCAACCTTGAATCATCATAGTGTAGATCGCCGGACAGTCCATATGTCTGTCCGTTAGCGTATACTCTGAGTAAAGTAAATTTAGTTTCGGTTACCTCACAAATTTTTTCAAACAATACCTTAGTAAATAACTCATCATTCATTAAGTCTTTGAGCCAGAAAACTAGTTTATTTTCACTTTCTTTAGATTTATCCGAAGCATTATCATACTTCCAACCGGGCTCCCTACAAAGTCTGTCATGCAAACCGTTGAATAAGTGTTTCGGCAATAAGTTTTCATAAACTGTAAACATATTTTATTTAGTGGTCGGGATACAAGGATTCGAACCTTGGACCCTTTGCTCCCAAAGCAAATGCTCTACCAGGCTGAGCTACATCCCGAGTCATCATAAGTTTATTATACATGATTTATATGATTATTCAATTATAATTGGGTTGGCTGGCGAAGCAGGGATCGAACCTGCGACAGGGTGATTAACAGTCACCTGCTCTACCGACTGAGCTATTCGCCAACACTTTGATATTTAGATGAAATTGACACTTAGTAAAATTCTTTTATCTTGATTTGATATCCTACCAGCATGATGTATCAGTCCGTCAAATAATACAGCCTTGCCTTGTTTTGGTTTTACAGCGTAATAGGTGTCAGGTAAAATATAATTTAGCAACTGTTCATTATATGATTGATCAAAAAATACAGTCTCGGCATCATTAGTGTTTATATAATAAAGCAGAGTTTGATGAGGGGTCATTAAGTCAATATGTGGCATCAATATATTATCTGGACGTGCTTTAGAATTGGGTGGAGAGAAAATAAACCTTCCCCGTAATATTTGATTCACCTCGACATTGAAATGTTTTTGAATGTAAAATTTTATATTCGCTAGCAAACTTTTATCTTTTCCGCTTTCTAAGTCAAGGATATGAACAAATGCATAATCGTCTACGACTCTTTCATTTTTCAACCATTTTTGCACAAGAAGTTGATCTTCAGAATTGATGCTACGTGTATATCCCCATACAAAGTCAGTCTTGAGTATGGTAGCCATTAGGTCTTTTTGTAAGAAAATAGGAAAAAAATTGTCTACTTCGCGCAAATTCATATATTTTTATTTATGGCCTAAACAAAAGGGGCGATATTTCTATCGCCCCACAACCCTCTGGAGGTGAGTTGTAAAACTAACACCTACTATCAGGCGTTCTTTTCTTCCTTACCGCACTTGCTAAACAAATATGCTTTAGCAGTACGCATCTCACCATTACTCAATGCACCATCATTATCCTTGTCAGCCTTCATAAAAAGATTCTGGCTAACTTCACATACTGATGTTAGTTCAGCAAAGTCTACCTTTGCGTCACCGTTTTTATCAAACTTGCTGACACGATCCTGTGCCATTGCTGTTACAGAAACCAATGCCAATAGACCAATTGCTAACTTCTTCATAACGAACTCCTGTATAGTAGATTGTGCATCCTTGCACAAACTTATTTATACTTACTGGCCGAAATGTAGAAGTTTTGTACAGTACAAAAGCTGTACAATTCTTATTTTAGACTATCTTTTCCGTCAGTTTTTGGAATTTCGCCGCCGCTTCCGCTGCTTCCATTAGCACCACGATTAGCGTCTGCTTTCTTTTTTCTGAGGTATAGAAATGCTCCAAAACCTACTAAAACTATGATAGCCAATATTACTTCAAATGACATAATAATTTCTCCTTATGTTAGGGTTACTATTATATTTATAGCTAAAAGAGATGGTGCCCACTGAGAGATTTGAACTCCCGACCTACTGATTACAAATCAGTTGCACTACCGCTGTGCTAAGTGGGCGACTCGTTTATTTAGATCAGTGTACTATACTGATTCTTTTTCTACAAGATTAAAGGCAATAATTGTCTTTCTACCGACAGATTTGTTGGGAGGGCTCCGATGTTTTATCCAGCTAGGAAAAATGAGTATATCTCCTTCTTTTACATCAGGACATATTGGTAATCCAAACTCGTTTTCAAACTCGGTTTTAGGACCATCTTCCGGTAACTCTAGATAGTATACTAATGCCCATCTTGAACCCGGATGCCAGTGATAAAAATAATAATTCATCTTTTTATACTGGTGAAACCATCCTTGACCCACATAAAAAGATTTCTTATTTTTATCAGGAATAACTTCATGAATAATTTTGTCTATATGATGTTCCAATAGAGAATAATAATTAGGTTCTTTGTTCAATACGAAATTTTTTCTAAAATAAGTGGCATCCTGATTAGTATTCCAATCTGACTTGCTTATTGTTTCAAAACTCTGTACAGAATTGATTCCATCTATCTTCTCAAGTAAAGGAATCAATTTGGACTTTAGATCCTCATGATCTTCTACTTTATAAATGTAATATGGAACCTCGAATTTATTCTTTTGAACTAGCATAACAAAACTCTACTATGTTTGGGTACACCAGATAGTAGATATTCCATTTGATCCGCGAGGATATTCCTATTTTGTAATATAAGATTCTCAAAATGATTAGGAACATAAGGTACATAGATCAACTCAAGGCGTGCCTCTTTCAGTGACTTTTGACCCTTATGTGTGTTGCAACGTTTACAAGCAGTGACAACATTCATCCAATCGTCTACTCCGCCTTTGCTACGTGGTACGATATGATCTCTGCTCAATTGGGTAGTGTTGGGGAAATGTCCTCCGCAATAGGCACAGATATGTCTGTCTCGACCGAATAAAGTTTTATTTGTCAATGTTACCCGTCCCTGTCTTGCAGGATTGAACCCATTTCCCCTGATAGCTATTATGCTAGGAGTTTCGATATAGGATTGATTACCGTTATTTTGGTAGCCGCCCCTATACTTCGCGATCACTTCTCCTAAAGACCAAGCGACAGATTTTTTTGCATGGTAAACGATAGCCATGTCGTGACTTATCCACTGTCGAGGATTTCCACTGATATCTAATGCTAAAACTGCCATATGTCCTCTTTATTTATTTACCTTCTTTACATAGTCTCTGCGAATTAATACTTCTCGCTGAGTTCCTTCCAAAACAACTTTTATGTATTCAACCCCATCAATATACTTTTTAGTTTGCTTACCCACACTGGTATATCGTTCCTTGTTATAAATATTTTCCAAAGTTACCTGTTTCATAAGCTAATCTCCGTATGATTATTATACTAAATACCCTTGATTCATTCAAAAATAAAGGTAATCCTAGATGCGTATCCTTATTGTTTCCAGACATAGAACTAGAAGTAGTTTATTATGTTATACATTAGCCGAATTTTATAAAATATCAAATAAAATGGAATACTATCACAGAATTCCGCTTTCGCTACAAATCGACCCGTTACTCAGATTAGTGCCCAAACTACAACTTAGGAATTATAAAATAGAACTTGATCAATTTGAGACCCAAACTAAAAAATTTACAGAAGAGCTATTTTCTGACCCTAGAGGATTCGTGATAAAGTTTTTTCCAAAACACCTTCTTCTTTATAATGATTTAGATGATTTCCAATACATCCAAAACATTAGCAGCACCTATGACTTCAAAAAGTATGATGCGATTTATAATATCGACAGGGATCCAGTAGACAGCACAATGAGCTATCTATATGCCGATTATAAAAACAAATGGATGGTGCATACAAATTACTGGCATAAGGATTATCAAATCAAAAAAAGACCCATCACTATCACAGACGAAATGCATAAAGTCATAGATCTTAAAGTACTAGAATATCTGATACAGCAAAAAATAAACACCTTTATAAAAAATATTGGACTCTCTGTGATAGATTTACATTATGATACATTACCTGCTTTTTGCGAACAAAATTTCGTAAAGAGCAATACAATCTTAGATTTAGAAAACAATTACAAGGATCTTATAACAAACTATGCTGACATAGAAGGATTGATACATGAAAAAATAAACAAATTACAAGTCTATGCTGATAAGATCGATTTTACATAGATGGTGCCCAGGAGAGGACTCGAACCTCCATGCACAAGGCAGTGGCTTCTAAGACCACCGTGTATACCATTCCACCACCTGGGCTCATATATTGTTTATATATTATACTTATTATACGCAAATTGTCAACCAATATTATTCCAAAATAAATATATCATCATGCGAATTTTAGTTTGCTCTACCCCCAGATCAAGATCGACCATATTCAATGAATATCTTGTAAAAAAATATGATTGCCATAATCATCACGAAAAACTAAACTTTCCCCATGAAAGCTCTAGTAGTATCCATCCCAACTTTTTTATAAAAAAATCAAGAAAAGAGTTTTATATCAAAAAATGGCATGATCAGATCAATGAGATTTTTAGCCATCAGGCAGTTGTTGCTAAATTATGGGGAACAATGCTCACCTATACTAACAACTACAAACCTTTCATTTGTGGTCCTCTATCTAGAACATTTCCACTAAGTAAAGCAGATTATGAACTCGACTATGATCAACAATTTATTTTTCAAGAAATCAGTAAATTGATTCCATTTGATCGATTTGATAAAATATACTATCTACAACGAGATATCTATGACGTAGCAAGCAGCTGGTTTTATCATGCGATGAAAGCTAATGATATGGAATATAAATTCAAATATGATTGTAAAACAATAATATGTCGTGCTGTGTTAGATGTACTACTATTGGAAAAGCTCAAAAAATTCTTGACTACAACTAATAGAAACATAATAGAATTATCTTTCGACGAAATTCCTGATCATATAAAAGAATTTACATATCGAAAACAACCAAATAATATCAACTATTCAACTGCGATCGGTAATCATGATCAACTTATTGATTGTGTCAATGAGTGCATACAAGATTACAGGCACATAGACGATCTAGAATTCAGCTAATATTATTTCTCTTCTAATCTTCGCAGATATTCTTTTTCTGCATGAACCATAGTAGAATCTTCATCTATATCAAACTCTTCTCCTACTTCGCGCATAGCAGAAAACAACTTTCCTAGTTGCTCTTCTAATTGTTTTTTAGCTTTACGTTTATCAAGGCTATGCACATTTTTTGTGCATACACTAGACATGCGGTTAGCCTCTTCCATGAGATATACTAACGCTAATTGTTTGCTGTCCATCATATAACTTTACCTTTTGTAATTGGAGCGGGATGAGAGAATCGAACTCTCGACCGAAGATTGGAAATCTGCTGTTTTACCATTAAACTAATCCCGCTCATAAAACTGTTTTAGCCAAATCTACGAATGGCTTTATATCTTTTCTTGTCACTTCTAAATCAAATTCTGTCTTGAGATACTTAGTACCGCTTGTTGCCATGTAAGCATTTATTTCATCTACTATCACACTATTAGTGTACCCTTTTTCTTTCAACCCTGCTGTTAACTTTTTACGTAAATCGGGTCGCATATGCTTTACTAATGTATTTGCTGCTTGTTTATAAACAGGATTGAGATAGTAGTGCGCATGAACTAATTCATGACGTAATGTATCGGTGTCATTCTTTTTACTAGCAATAAAATAATATGGTTTATTGCTGTAAGGTCTTGTGACGTTATACAGCTTTTGTTCACGTTTGGTCAATTCAAACTTACTAAAGAAATCTTCTAGTACATAACTGGGTATGTTGAAGCCTGACCAAATACTAAAGTAACTCAAGTGCCCATCATCTTGTGTATAGTGGTCGACGAGTTTTTCGTATGAAAATACTTTACCGCGTAACTTAATGCTATCACACTCATAATACTCTTGTGGTCTACACATAGTCAACGTCAGTTCCTTTTGCGTAGTAAACGCTGCGTATATAATATTTTTGTTATAAACTTTTATCTTCATACACACCTCATATTGGCGACCCCGGCAGGATTCGAACCTGCGACCCACAGCTTAGAAGGCTGTTGCTCTATCCCCTGAGCTACGAGGCCATAAATTGGTAGGACCTGGGAGGATCGAACTCCCGACCAATAGATTAAAAGTCTACTGCTCTACCATCTGAGCTAAGGTCCCGTAATATCTCAAGTGTACAATCACTATCTTGAATTATAATATATTCGTCGGAACAATGCAAATTTATATCACCCATAGAAAAAATACTATAGATTAGAGATAGTTCCATACTTAGCAGCATAGATATCATGATAATTTCCCACTTTGTCAACGTAATTTATTTCGGTCAATTCTTTTATTTTGGTAAAATTATGTCTATAGATATCGATGCCCTTTCTATACCAATACGTGATATCTTCTATTTTTTGTATTCGATCTAGCTCTCGCAAAACCATATTCATTCTTTTGGACAAATTTTCTTCTTTATCATACTCTTCATTGATTAGTTTGCCAAAAGATCGAAAACCTAATTTTTTACAGGCTTCGATAGTATGTGCTGATGAAATCCAGATTGACGGCATTCCAAATACGAATGTTTTGTATGTCTTCTCTGTTATGAATCCTTTATAGTATAAATCATTAGTGCAATGTGTCTCTGTAGGAATATAACACGCCGATTCACTAATAAATTTTTTTGAGAGACAATCTTGATATTCGATATCAAGGGTTTTTTTAGCATCCGGTGTGTCAAGACACCAAGGTAAAGAATCTACAAATGCATAGTAGTTTTCGGGATCTTTCATTTTATTATCATGAAAGCCTAAATTAATGCCTTTGAACCATTTTTTTATAAGAGCTTTGTCTGCTACCTCATATGAACCGGACATCATTCGATAGCTTATATGAGCCGGTCTTCGTTTATTCTTGTACCACCAATATGCTAGATTGGTTCTGTGCTGTCTTACATTTCTGTTGAGACTCAAAAACCAATGGGTTTTGTTTACAAAATAGTCTGGTTCTCCCAACAACAGTATAAGTTCTTTGCAACGTGGTAGATAGCTACTGTAGTAAAAACTATTGACCGTTGTTTTGTCATATGATGTTTCTTGCGCTAACCATTCCGGAACGAATGGGTTGCTGTACAGCCACGTCAGTTTTGCTAAATCAACTCTGTTATATCTAAATTTGTCTATTATGAGTTTGATCAAACTTTTATTTTCGTAACAGCTTACATTATGTTCATCCCAGTCTGTACCAGACACTATCCTAGTATCCGGTCTATTTTTACAAAGTAACAGACATCTATCCAATAAACTAAACCATTTAGTGTTGTTATCTTTGTAATTTTCATCTAATAGATACGTGCTTTGTAAAGGCATAGGAAATATGATTATCAATTTATATTCACATAACAGATTATTATTTTGTAATATCTCTTCTAACCCCACAGTGTTTTCAAGAAAATTTGGGGAATCGAACTTGAATGCATCATCTATGTGTGCAAAAGAATAATCTTTCGACCAACTTAAGTTAGTAAACTCTTTTGGTAAAACATAGATGTTTTGCTTCATGTTTTATTTACTGTTGGTACCCCCGGCCGGAGTCGAACCGACACTGTGCGCTAATCTGGCGCCAAAGCCTGTGTATAAGACAGGTGTTCTACCATTAAACTACAGGGGCAAAAAATGGGGTGACCGGTTGGATTCGAACCAACGAATACCGGGATCACAACCCGGGGTCTTAGGCCACTTGACAACGGTCACAATTATATTGATTTAGGACCGTGATTGAAGACAGTCCAAACTATAATTCCTAATTTACTTTCCATTCTTGTTGGAAAATTATCACTACCATGAAACTTATATCTACTCATCCCAAGACATGATCCCCTTTTCCAAGGGAAAATAGTATCGATTGAAAGATACCTCATATATTCTCTATATTCTGCGCTGAGGTGCTTCTCATAAATTTCATCTGTTATGACATCTTTTTTAGGCATGTCAGGGTTTTCTAAGAACCATTCGTCTAATAATTTACCTTTATCAAAATATTCATTGAAAACTATCGTATATGAATCAACCGTCTCTAAAGGTATGACAAAAGTATACGCTCCGTAATGTTGAGCGTCTATTTTTGCTTGTCCGTCCTCGCCGTCTGTGTGACATTTATATGGCTGATAGCTACGTAATACGTGCGCAGTGCCGATATTGATGTCGTCACCAAAATGCATAGCCAGTCTAGCTTTCAACAACTCTGCTGTTCTAGCGAATTGCCTGACATGAACCTGTCGTCCGTTGTCGATAGCAATTATGCCTTGCGTATAATTCTGTAATACGCCATCTCTGTAGAATGGATTTTCTCTGCTAACTCTATTTGCATTATGGTACTCTTGCAAAATCATATCTACTTCTTCATCAGTAAAGAAGTTTTCTACAACTTTTGTATCGACGATAGGTAGTGTCATATCCAGCTCAGTTCCTGTAATTTCGGCATGATGACTTGTTCGGCAAATATTGCCCCGGACTCGGGAGCCGGATGGTAGTCATCATCCCACATCTTCAATTTATTATTTTTTATCCAATCTACATAGAATTCTTTTATGTATTGAACATTATGTCTATCTAGGTATTGAAAAAATATATCTTTTTCTTTATCGTTCAACATCTGAGACCATCCAAACAAGATCATAGTTTTGGGATATATTTTACTACATAAAACTATGTTAGTTAGTATGTTTTGTAACTGTTCGTTAGAGTCAAATTCAACCAAACTATATGGACTATTGCATAGCATATCAAGCCTTGACAAATTGTCAAACACATTCATACTATTCTGAATATAATGATATCTATCGTTAGGTGCAAAATCTTTTTCTTGAATGTCTTTTACTTTCTTTGTGTTGACAATATTAGGATACAATCTAACATGGTTCCTAGTAGGACTTGTGATTTGCCATAATACTAAATCTTGTTTATCGACATCGTTTTCTAAAACATATTCATGAAATTTGTTTATCTGCAAGCCATTACTGCCGGCAGTCTGAGCATGACTTATGAGGTCATATGCTAGCAATTCAGCTAACCGTTCTTTCATTCCTATATCATAAGTTAGGCTGCAACCTAATGTTATCAAGCGTGACATACCTAATTATTTATAACTAAAATTGGCGACTCGGACGGGACTTGAACCCGTGACCCTCGGCGTGACAGGCCGATATTCTAACCAACTGAACTACCGAGCCGAATACTATTGGTGGTGAAGGGGAGAATCGAACTCCCGACCTATGGGTTATGAATCCATCGCTCTAACCGTCTGAGCTACCTCACCAATAAATATATTTATGGAAGTAGGAAAACTATTAGACAAGTATATACCTCTCATAGATCCTGTATATACAAAAGAAGAACTTGCTAAACCCAAAGATACAAGTTTGCTTGTCACATCACCTGAAGAGATACAACGTAATCTTGAGGCATGGCGCAAACGTGAAGAACGATTACACATCGTAGTCTAAATCTGGCGGAGACTATTGGATTCGAACCAATGGTACGGTGTTATCCATACAACGCCTTAGCAGGGCGCCGCTTTCGACCACTCAGCCAAGTCTCCAGAAAATTGGTGGGACAACATGGGTTCGAACCATGGACCTAAGCGTTATCAACACTTTGCTCTACCAACTGAGCTATTGTCCCTTAGGTAATCCTAACATATGTCTGACGGGAACACCGTTCTCATCGACACATACAAAAACCATTTCATCTATATTTACGATAACCTTTTGCGTGACTAGATTTCGTACCTGCACTTCTAAAGTTACACTTGTCTTGCCTACACGTTTTAGCGCGACGCCGATCTCAACGATGTCACCTTGAAATGCAGGCGCGATAAAATCGATTGCTGAAATCTTTTTAGTCACCACCTTATTGTGTCTAGTTTCAACACCAGCAAAGATCGCTGCTTCTTCGTCAACCCAAGCCAATAAGCGACCACCAAAGAGTGTGCCTCTTACGTTTAGATCGCCGGGCTGTACTAACTTCCTTGTTAGAAATCTCATATATACTCCGTTTTTTTTGTAACACTATTTACAAAATAATGTGTTACAAAATGATTACATTGGTGGGTGAAGTAGGATTCGAACCTACTCAGTCGTAAGACAACGGATTTACAGTCCGGCGCGACTCTCCAACTTCGCCGTTCACCCAAAATAAGTTGCTTCCTCTCTGCGGCGGTCGCTCGTACCGCATCACGACCAAAGAGGATTTTCGCATTGCCAGCGCCAGTTCGGTTAGACTGGAACCACCCTACGGACATCACTCCGTTTCTCATCGTCTGGGTAGACTAGCAGTTGATTAGACTGCACGTTTGGAGTGGAAGGTCGGAGTCGAACCGACGGCTTTAGAGTTTTGCAGACTCTTCCCTTGGGCCTCTCGGGCACTTCCACATAATCAAAATGAGTGTGTCTAGTGTTGCTAGTAGGGCATCCCGGTCCTCACGGGGACAGTCCCCACTACATACCACCCTTTGTATTGTTTTCACACTCAGAATTTGGTAGCGGGAGATGGATTTGCACCACCGATCTTCAGGTTATGAGCCTGACGAGTTGCTACTTCTCTATCCCGCAATAGAATTGGTGGAGATGGACGGGATCGAACCGACGACATCCAGCTTGCAAAGCTGGCGCTCTCCCAACTGAGCTACATCCCCTTAGAACTTTAGACTAGTTATCGTTTTCAAATTGTTTTGACAACTTGCTTTTGACGAATAACCTTCACAACTTGCACCTATAATCTCACCTGTATGTGAGATTATACGCCAGCGAAATTCACCTTTCTTATCTTTGTAAACTTCTGCTGTTGGCTTTTTCTTGATACGAACTGGTTCTTCTAATCTGTCATTAGAAGTATCTCTAACGACTTTAGGATTCAACCATTCTAAAAAAGCCTCAAACATAAACACTTCCTATATAGGTGTGAGAGTGCTATCATATCCGTTGAAGGGCAGATCGCCCTCTGTTGTTTCCAGTGCCACCACAGCACACCCTAATAAGCGGGAACAGAACTAACAACAGATCGGTTCATCCTCGATAGCCAGGTAGTGGGTTAGACTCTTCGCTCTCGGACTCTCACAAAACTTATTTAGCAAATACATATGTTAGGTCTTTATTTTTCACAGTTCTAATGTTTGCGATAGGACTCTGAAAACCTAATGTGTACTTACAACTATAATTCAACTTTGTATGGATGTCAATGACACTACTTGCCAGATGACAATTGTTGAAATTCATGACATTCCATACTGATAGTCCATCATCTTTGAGCATATCGACACAATTATTGATCAATGGTTCTAACCAATTGGTTACCCATATATCAAATGTATTATGCTTATGATAACTTTGATTGCTATCAGTAGTATAAACCTCAAGATTGAAGTAAGGTGGACTTGTCAATACGACATCTACCTTACTATGATTCTTGTAGTCAAACGTCTCTGCTGGTATATTGTATAATGTAACACTATCACGTATACCAAGAAAATCAATTAGAATGTTGAGATTGTTATATGTCTCGACGTTTGGCTCGCAAGCAATATAATGCCAGCCAGCACTAACAGTGCCTAACATACGACCGCCCCAACCCGCGCAAGGATCAAACAATGTGCCTTCATCCTTACCAGTATTCAATATGACTTGTCTTGAAAAGTGCGGGCGATAGAAACTACTGTTAGGTAGTCCACCAGCCATGAACACGGCACGGCGCACCCAAGAGAGCCACAACTGACTCATGCCTTGTTTGCCCCACAATCGTACTTTATCCATTAGAGCATGGTCTTGCCAGCAATCAGCAAATGACACACCGCCACTACTTTTGATATTCCAAAAGTTAGGAAAGAAGTGTTGACAGAGTTTCATGCCGGGCTTGAATTGACTGCCCTTCTTGAACTCTGTTGTATTTTTGAGTTTTACCCAATCAGCCAATAGTTCTTTCTCAGTATAGTTGTAACGATAATCTATCGCCATCAACTCCTGAGTTGTGATATTGGGATCTAGTGCGGGTTCACTCATTGTACAAATGTCGCTCCTATATTTACAAGGCTCTCACGATTACCATAATAAAGATATGTACCGCTATCAGCCTTGTTGCCACCATGTTGCTTCTTGAAATTGCCATTAGCAATGTTTTCAAGAACCTTTGATTTAGTCATCTCCATGATGACTAATTCAGTGGGATAGAACATAGTGAAATAAATTTTATCATAATCTTGATCGGGTCGTATCTGCAAGAATGAGAAATGATCTGTATTCTTGTTTAGAGTGCTACCTTTGATCTCGACTTTCAAACCATCCACGATACGATCATGATCAGTATCAGTTGGCTTACTGACAGTATGTCCTAATTTACGGACTACGCATTCAGTAATCAGTTCATAGCGTTTGCCTTTTTGTTTGGCACTTAGTTGTTTTAGATGGCGAAAAGGACTATTCACATAACGTGGATCTTCAACTTCAGCATCTAACAACTTTGGATCAATAAGATTCAGTATAGTCACAAATATCTCCTGTTGTTAGATACTAATTATAACATAATATAATTACATTACAACTAATATGGCGTGGGCTAACCGCACGGCTATCAACCATTCAGTTTAGTTTCATCTATGCCCCCACGCAACATAGACTATTCTGTTTCCATTTGTTGTATTCACGCTACTAACAGACAACCTCGCATTATACCAGTAACTACCATCTAAGGCTTGTTCTTAACCATATGGTTACAACATATGGTTTACATTCCGTTCTACCTCATATATCAATCAGTGCTACCGAAACGGAAAAGCCCTCACACTGATAGGATGAACCCGTCAGACATGCCTGCAGGTCATCAAGCCTGGCTGAGGCGCATGGATTCGAACCACGATAAGCAGGATCAAAACCTGCTGTCCTGCCGTTAGACGACGCCTCAATAAAATGGCCCCGAGTGACGGAGTCGAACCGCCCCTAACGGTTTTGGAGACCGCTGTCATACCGATAGACCAACCCGGGAAAAGTGATAGTCGCCCGCACACCCGCGAACTATCGTGATGATGCCTAATCAATCATCTTACCACAAAAATATGGTGAACCCAAGGGAATTCGAATCCCTATTGCAGCCGTGAAAGGGCTGAGTCCTAACCGTTAGACGATGGGTCCATAAACTAAAATTTCCAACTGCCGTTATTTGACAGATCCTCGATGTCAGGCATTATAGGTTCAGGGTCAGTTTTACTGAGAACATCAAACGCCCACTGTCTTTCTTCGCATCCCGTACACATATTACAAGTACCTATGGATTGTTTTGTACATGTATGAGTGTAAGGTATGAGGCTATCAAGATTCATTTGATAGTACAAATCAACTACATGATATTTATATAAATGAGTCAAAGGTTGTACCACCTTGTAATTCCGCAATCCAATATTAGGAATATTGCTCATCGACTCTTTATATACAAAATCTTTTTCTTTGCTATCAGGATAAGACATCAGTCCTGTAAAAAATAATGTATCTTTATATTGACCAACCAACTCTGCTATCGTTGAAAACGACAAGGGTGTCGGTGTTTTATCAATATCAGGATTATCTAAGTTAGTGATATGATTTATATCACAATCAAATACTTTTCTGACCTTTTCTAGCATCCTACTAGCATAATAAGTAGAGCCAGATGTTTTGACTACAGTAAAACATGTTACTGAAACTTCTTCTATTTTTCTTGATTTACGCAATTCATCAAGTATCAAACATAATGTAATCGTAGAATCTAACCCACCAGAAAAGTATACACCCAACTTAGTGTATCCACCTAAAATGCCTGGCACAGTCAAGCCTTTATTCCTAAAAGGAATAAGATGAAAATCTAATTCTTTTTGTCTGTCTATAGGTCCTAAAGTATACTTCATAAAAAAATGGTGCCCCAGAGAAGGGTTGAACTTCCGACCTGCGGGTTACTAATCCGCTGCTCTACCAACTGAGCTACCGGGGCGCAATCTATTTACTATTCTGTAAACATACACAATGCCTTTTCCATGCGTCAGGGGCCTGGGGCCTCTTTCTTGTATATGTTTACAGAATAGCAAAGTTTCCTTTGCTATACTAGGGTCAAGCCCTAGTCAGTAGTCTTACTTGGGTAGTTGTCGCCAACCCTTTCATGTATACTGTCCGCCCGTATGCGATAATTTTAAAGTGTCTCGCGGAGCCTCGTTCCCCTTTCAACACTATCTAAGCATTATATACGATTTCTAAACAAAGTCAATAGATAAAACGAAAAACCCCGGGTTTTTTATGCCCGGGGTCGAAAGTCTAATCAAATCAACAACTTACACTCCGGTTACGCTATGTCTCCTGTATAGGCACATAGGTCTTTACCCATTTCTTGCTGGGTAGTACTTTGCCATATATGTGAGTTATTGAACATGACTTTATTTATACTTACTCTGGTTGTGCTTCGCCGTCTGCTACAGACTTTTCAGCCTGATTCTCTTCAGCAGCAACCTTTGCCTCTTCCAATACAGCAGCGGCATCAGCCTCTGCATTTTCTTCTACGACAGGTGCTTCAACTGCTGCGGCTTCAACTGCGGCTTCTTCCTTTGCACCGCAACCAACTAATGCTAGAGCGGCTAAACCAAGTACTAATACATTCTTCATTTTTTTCTCCTAGGTATAAATGAAAATGTGAACACTATGTCCACGCTTTATTTATAAAACCTTATTTGTATCGTAAATAATAATATGGATTTTTCAGCATTTAGTCATGGGCAAATTCAAAGCAAGCTTTGGTTATGTGAGAGTTTAGAACCGTTACTATCAGAAAAGCCACAATCAGTCGCCATAATAGGATCTTGGTATAATGTCTTAGCGTTCATGCTCCTAGCTAGAAATCAAGACCTTTACAATCATATTGACGGATATGATGTTGACATAGAGTCAATATCTAAATCCAATCAAATCAATGATGCATGGATGATCAATAAAGACCAAAAAGTCAGCAATATTTGTAAAGATGCAAAAGACGTAGACTATAAATCATATGATGTTATAGTATCAACTAGCGTAGAAGACATCGGTATTGACTGGTATGACCTAGTTCCTGAAGGGAAACTAATTTGCCTACAGACTATAAATCTTTCGCCGGAAATAAAAAATCAATATCCAAACTGGATAATTCGTAATCATATTCCAGATATGGAAACCTTCAAACAGAAATATCCTTTATCGAATATTCTATTTGAAGGTTGCCGAACTTATGACTATGATCATCTAAAATATGATCGCTATATGCTTATAGGCAAGAAATGATTAGACTGGTGGGGCGACCTTTCCAATCGAATTGATAACACTAGCGATCTTACCAGCGTGATGCAACTCTTGTACAGTCATGCCTTCTTTGCGTAATACATCATAGTGATTCTTTACACAGAAATGACACTTACCGATAGCACTTGCTACTAATGCATAGAGTTCAAACTTTTTCTTTGATACTCCACCGTGTGTAGCATAAGCATTCATGCGTAGTCCTGCAGGTAGTCCCTTTAGTTCAGGATCGTTACACATTTCAACAAATGGATACCAGACATTATTCATGCCCATAAGACTAGCAGCAGTTTTCGCTGCTTCCATCTCGGCTGTGAAATTATCTAGTTCGCCACTTGTCATGATAGCATATGCTAGTTCACCGTTGCCGGCTGCTAGTGCTGCTGTTAGTGCGCAAGCATGTGTATCTTCTACACTCAATAGACTACGATTGATAACACTATCAAGATTCAATCTGATATCTTTGCTATGATCAGGAATGCTATCCTTGATAATTTCTACCCAACCGCGCATTATAGTGTCTCGCCACCAATAGTGCGATTACATGGGCATAGTTCGCCTGTCTGGCAAGCGTCTAATACACGCAATGTTTCTTCTGGGCTACGACCAACATTCAAGTTGTTGACAGTAACGTGCTGAATGACGTTCTCTGGATCAACGATGAAAGTGGCACGTAATGCTGCGCCGGCTGGTGCATAGAATGCACCTAACTGATCGACTAGGCTTAGATTCTTCCAACCATCGCTGTCGCTGTATGAATCACGTTGTGTGTCAGCAAACATCCAGCTATTGGTCTTCTTCAAATCTTCATGTGCTGAACGCCATGCTAACTTACAGAATTCATTGTCAGTTGAACCGATCAATAATACAGCGTCACGGTCAGCGAAATCCTTGTTTAGTTTGTCATAAGCAACGATCTCAGTTGGGCAGACGAATGTGAAATCTTTTGGATAGTAAACGATTACCTTCCACTTGCCTTCAAAACTCTTATCCGTAATTGTTTCAAAAGCGTCATCTGGGGTCAACTTACCTGGCTTTACACCAGTTACTGCGAATGAACCTAACTTATCTCCGACTGTTTTCATCTTTATCTCCTGTAAATGAATAGTATGTAGCTTGCCTTCATTTGACCAATTTATTTATAGTAAAAATTGATCAACCGCCGCAAATACAAATATTGCAACACATACTATAGGAAGTAAAAATCGTAACTTACTTTTACTTTTTATAGCTGTATGGCAAGATTCACATTTCTTCAAAGGTTTTTTTGCGTGTTCGGGCATCTTCTACAATCTGTTTTTTTCTAGGAGTATCGGCATCGTACCACTCCATGATCTCTTTACTTGATCTAAAGCAGCCAATACATATTCCATTTTTTACTCTGCATACACTGATGCAGGGACTTTCTACTTTATCCATGATGTTTAGAAAATGTTTTTAGGGCGCGTACCTGGGCTGTACACGTTTTTCTGTTTCTTGACAGATTTATATTGATTTTGCTTTGTCCATGGCTGGTTGGCAGGTTTACTTTTGCCCATGACTTCCTTTATCAATTTTTTCCCACCACCTAAATTACGCAAATCTATCATATGGTTATTTATCAATCTTCGCTAACTATAATTATCCAACCTAGTTTCAATAGATCATCTCGTATTTCATCTGTGACATGACCTTCACTAACAAACTTGTTATCCTTGTCAGCTCCAATCCCGCTACAATACCAATCTATGTAATCGCCTTCTTCGCGTAGATCAGCAATGATTCCGCCCGCATAACGCCAACTACAACCCCAGCGTTTATCTTCTAGTATAGGCCATACATCATTTTTTACGAATTGATTATTACACATAGCAGCATAAAGGTTTTGTGCATAGCTTTCACTTTCACACACTTTATTGCGAAACCAGTCAGCACTCATCATTTCAAGTTCTAGATCAAAGTGTTTGGATTCCATCTGTGCCATCTTCGTTGACTTCGATCCAAGTGTAATCGCCCAACCATCTTACTCTACAGACGTACTCATAATCTCTAGGTACTCCAGTCACCCAATCATTAGGTCCTAATGGTGTTAGCCTTGAGAGATTTTTAGTATGGTCCCATACCAACCAGTAGCATTGATTATGATACAATTGAAACTTGTATTCTGCTCCATGTACCATGTCTGTTAGTTCAAGCCTGCGTTTGATCTGCTGTGCTTGCTTTTGTAAGACATTGACTAGTTCCATGATACGATCATATTCTTGGCTAGCATGTAATCTAGCCACATTGATCATGATATCTTTTTGTTTAGTTACTGGAACTAGATCAAACTTAGGTGCGCCTACTTCTGTAGGATATTCAGTGATGTTCCTATTGAAAAAGGAAACAAGAGAGTTTCCAACTGTTATGTCGAAACTCTCTCGTCCTTTTGCTGTGTTTGTTTTTTTAGGTTCGTCGCTCACTTTCTATTTAAAGAAGATCAGAGCCATCAAAATACTTTGTCCGATAAATCCTGCGCCTATAATGATTAGGCTAACAACATTCTTTTCGATGATCGCCTTGACATAGAACAATGCTAGCGCAGCATATAGTATCAAGACCATGTCGATAGGTGGCACATCATCTGTGAGACCTGACATCAATCCAAACAATGACGGCAACAGTATCGCTTGTAATGTGAGCAATGCTGTCCAGTTGATGCCTTCAATGCTGATGCCCTTGATGCTGTTCTTGAATTCCTGATATAGGTTCTTCAGTAACAGTTTGACTTTATCAACTAAAACGAAAATATATTGTTTCATATTATGTATAGAAAATATGTTGACCGATCTTGGCAACTCGTTTCTTTTTCCAGTTTGGTTTGATGTAGTCGGCATGATAGTATAAAGCACCTTCAACTGATTGTAATCTAAAATTTTCTAACAAAACTTTCTTTGCTACTTCGTATGATTCGTTGTATGCTTCTTCACCTACGGGACGATTACGATGTTTGCTATCGCAATACCAACTAAACTGGCATACAACCTTTTCAGTAAATCTATTTTTTTGATGTACTACTGAACAGATATCGTTTGGGAATTGATCGCTTTCAACACGATTCATTGTGACTTGCGCCACAGCAACCTTACCCTCAAACGGCTCGTATCCAGCCTCTTTATAGATATTCATCGCAAGACATTGTAGATTCTTCTCTACTTCTGCTGCGGTCATATACTCTGTTGTGAAATCACGGTTTCTATATTCAGAAAACTTATGATTTGCTACAGCAGTTGTTAGAAATGAAACGAAAATAAGACCTAAAACTATATTTAGGGCGATCAACGATTGTTTCAACATGCCTTTTCCTCCAGCAGAATCTCTGCCTTTAGTTGGTACATTATGTATGTATCATAAGCTGTTGATTATAATAATACAACTATTTTGGGTATCAATTTACCCAACAATCACAGTTACATTCTATGACTTTATCGATAGCATCGTTGACATCGTATTGGCTAGGCAACAATATGCCCGAAATGTAGTTGATGTTTAGATTGTCTGGTATGACATTTCCTATAGAAACATTCAAATCTAAATCTAGGAAACTAGGAATTCCTGTACTTAGAAGTTCAGAGTCACCTACCGGTATTTGTGGACCGGCAACTACGCTACAATCAGGGTTACCGAGTAACGGAGCGATTGTGCCCGGTTTGACATCCTCATAGAGACGTAACGCTGATTCTGTATTATCATAAGTGGTATTTTTCTCTATAGTCAAAACTGTACCATCGCATGCCTCAGTATTTGGGAATGCCGGCATAGGGAAACTTAGACCGTTATCTGCGTTCACCCCGCCCTCATCAGTTGCACCACACTTCGTTCCATTAGCCATCAATTCTCTCTGATCTTCGACTGATAAAGAATTTGGAATGTTGTTATCTAACGGGATTCCTATTTCTGCCAATCTTTGCTGATTACGTTCCTGACGCATCATGGCTACTATACTTTGACCGCCCGGAGTACAGAAGTCAGCAAGCATTTCTAAACTTTGTGCCGGACCATGCGGCATAGTATTTGCTGCAAGTTCGGGTAGTGCATCAACAAAGTTGTACAATGCTGTAGGATATAATGCTAAGAAAGGATCTCTTGGAATTGGTACCGGTGGTACCGCAGTGTATCTTGCTCTTTGTTCTATTTTTAGTGCTGTGCCTAACTGATACCAATTAGCATTGAGTAATTTTGCTCTTGCAAAATTCTCAGGGCTGCTTGATAAAATGTTTTGTATTTCAGCATCAGCCTCGATAATAAGTTCGTTTATTCTCTCGTTACGTTGTAGCCAAAAATCGTCTATAGGACCAAACGCATCATTTGGTGGGTCTGGTTCTACTCTAGGTATTAAAGCCCCGGTAATAATTTTATTTTGATAAGCAGGTAGTAGGGTTACGCCCGTAATTCTTTTATAAGTAGCAGCATCATTAGGATCATTACCTACAGTCAATGTACCTATTTGTAGTGTGTACGGCCCCTGTTCTTGTTTTAAAATTGGTGGACTATTAGGATCATATCCTCCACCTGGATATAAAATACTTGCCCCTGTAATTCTAAATTCCTCAGGTGGTAATGGATTTTCTAACTCATCAAATTGACTAAACGTGATATTAATAATGGCGCGACTATACGTGCAAAGAGCCCATATTTCTTTATAGATTTCTATCAATCTATCAGTTTGCAATTCTTTGATTCCATCATAAATGTCTTGTAATGCATAGGGCAATGCAGTCATAGAGCCCATAAAATCACTATGCGTATATGTGCCATAAAGGCCTGAACCTATAGCAACTTTTCTCAATGCGGCATCAACAGTAAAAGCATTAGTCGGCACATTAGTACCGTTAGTCAAAGGTAGTCCGTTATTTGTTTCAAGTGAGTATACAATTTTTGCAAACGTCTGCGGATCAATATTTTCTATATTTTTGATCTGCTGCATACTGATGCCAAAAGCACCAGCCAATACTCCTAATTCTTCCGGAATAATATTTCTAAGATATGAATCATATCCTCGAGGCGGTATTTGAAAATTTAGTTCGTCTGCCATAATTATTTCTTATCGTAGTCGAATCCATCTTTGATTGGTACGTTGTGGTGTAGTATAAATGATCCAGGACGTTCGCCTGCCCAAAAACTATTATTACCTGCGTCAATTACACGCACAAACTTCATACCAACATCTTCTAGTCCAACAACTTCATCATACCATGTTACGCCATTACGCATGACTGCTACACGTTTACCATATACTTCTGTTGCTGGAATAAACCCTTTGTCTTTTGTCAATATAGGAGCAGTTGTACTGCACACAAGTGTTATACCGTCGCTTGTGCTAATTCTAACACAAGGCTGATAATCGTTGAGTGTTTTTACTACGTTGCCGTCTACTATCTCTAACTCTTCTGTGCCAAGACTTATCTTCATACCGCTTTCTAGCATCCAGGCTTTTGTTATTTCTCTGCCATTGTGCTTTTGTTCTGTTTCTACCAGTGGCACGAAACTCTCTAGTGCTACGCAACCACCACCGCCTTGTTTGACTGGAGCAGGTGGAGGCACTGGTTGTGGTGGAGGAGGTGGTTGCACTGCTGGCGGAATAGGAATATCCGGTGTCGGTGGCGGAGGTAATAATATAGGAGGTTCTGCGATTACCTCTAAAATTTCTTCTATCACCGGAGTAGGGAGAGGATCCGGCAAAGGCGGGGGTGGTTCTACTATCGGTTCTATCGTTCCCACCATCTCTTTCATTCTCTTTGTAAAAAGCTGAGGATTAACTTCTCTATCAACAAATAATAAGTAATAGGTTTTACTATTTGTAGGTCCGGGGCTAGTGTTATATACCGGAACAGTCAAACTAGTATAGCTGATTGGAAACATTTTTTTGACGTTCAATAAGTCTATGAGTTGCAAAATTCCTTTAGTTTTACATCCTAATGTTTTCAATATAGTTTTACAATCTTGACCGGTTATTACACTAAAAGCTCCATAAATTTTTTGCTCTTGATCAACACTTGGTGTAAGATTTCCTGCACTGATGTCATTTATTTCATTTTGCGACAACCCGCTTGTGAGTAAAGCCAATATTACAGGTTGTGTCAATGCATTATTTTGTTGCAGTGTTTGTAACAACACGCTAGGCAAACCAAACTTAGCGATTGATGATAGTGGTATCGCTTTTCCTAAATTAGTCAAATCTTCACCAAATGCTTGAGTAGATAAACTTACACCGGTAATATCGCCGGTAATAAGATCATTCATATTACTATATGTCCCGTCAAGAAATTCGACTGAATTGCGCAATGTCATCAATGCTTTATTGGATTGTTCTATAAATCCATCTAGATTCAAAAATTGAGTAGTATAATTTTTATATTCTGGATCTTCGTTTAGCGGGCTTGATCCTTGCCAGTTGAATACGTTCCATGCTTGCAATGCTAGGCAACGTAAAAAACCCCATTGCGTGACAGAAAAGTTATTGTTGTCAGTATCGTAGGGAAACCACTTTGCTTCTTGTCCTTGACCTACATTACCTGATATCGCATATCCGCTTGTTGCTTGCCCTCCCCAAACGTTTGAAGGATCATTGATTAGATATGTTGGAGGCAAACTGTTTGATAATGCAGGAATTCTGCTTTGTCCCATTGCAAGTAAATTATCATAGGTATCTTTATCAATATTAGAATTATAATATGTTATATTTGGTACTTGGAATCTAAATGTATGGTCTGTAAAATTCATATATTCAGCTACATCTGGTGTATAATCCAGACACCATTTACCGGCTGCGCCTGGGCCAGGATCAAGAAAATATACTTGCCATTGACTACCCGGTGTATTACCGTCACCCGAAACTAAGTTACCTATAAAGAATCCTAAAGTTAGTGCTTGTCCTTTACCGTTGATACCATAACCTATTCCACTACCGTTTGAGACTATTACTGTCCCGACACTGTATCCCAATCTTCTAACTTGACCTTGTGTATAGCCCGGTAGTGATGGTCCTGAAACCGTGCATTCAAACACAGTGCCTACGTCATTTGAGGGTGCTCCTACTACTGTAAAATCTGTCTGATACACTCCCGGACTAGATTGGGGATTAATTTCAATTACATATTGATATCTCCCCATGTCATCACTATATGGAGGAAAACCATATACGTCTTGTCTAGCCCAGTCTGTATCGCCCATTTCTGTGATTACGAATCTAGCACCAAATCCCGTCATTTGATTGCTAGGTAATATAATAGGCATATCTTGCACTAAAATTTGACCGCGAGGAATTATTCCTCCTCTTATAACTTTTTTTACAGTCAATATACCGAGATAGTTTGTAATCCCAACTAAATCACCTATGATTTCTGTAGGTGATAAGCCGTCACTGTCTCTAAAACCATTTGAATAATATGCCGCTTGTATTGATTGTGTAGCCCAAGACAAGCAAGTATCGTTTATTATTGATCCTGGTGTGTAAGTATCATTTGTCTGACTAGTTCCGATCAAACGCTGTGCGACCGGATTGATACTTAGTCCTTCATTTAGGATGGTTGATGCAACAACGTTTACACCTAACGGACTTTGTATACCTGTGTCTGACATAAGTTATGGAACGAAAACGTTCTCGCTTCCTTCAACAATTTTGTGACCGCAGTTGTTTCCAGAATCTACACGAACAACTGGCTTATTTTCAGCAAAAACAGTAGGACTTCCTTCAGTAGTCACAGCATTCTTATGTATGCTAGGTTTAGGAGGACTATGCGGTGTAATTTTATTAGGATGTGTTGCTACTGGTTTGTTATTGGCAAATACAGTATTGCATCCTTTTTGTAACACCCCACCTGTTGTATTCTTGTCTCCCTTCCTACTGAGTTTTTTTGCTGCCATAGTTTATCCTATCAATACTTTCTTTGCAGGCACTTGTAATCCAGTAGTTGCTTCGATGTACTTTGTCTTTACATTATCGTCTGTTTGGGCTACTAGTGCAAGGCTACTAGTATTTAGTCTGACATTTTCTCGGTTATTGTAGGTAAATAAACTTGGTACTAGTCCAAGTCCGCCTTGTGGGCTAGGACCGATACTCACGGGTTCAGTGAGAACTAGATATGTTTCTGTCACTTCTACGATTTTAGCGATCAATTCTTCACCGCTATTGAGTTTGAATGTATAAATCTCGTCTTTTACTAATTGCATTTATTTTGCCTCATTGAAATATTTTTTTAGATCGTCGCTTCCGCCGATATACTGTCCATCTAAAAATATCTGCGGTACTGTACGTGCGTGCGGTACTGCTTCAAGCAATTGTTCTCTATTCCACCCGAATCCTATTCTTCTTTCTTCCACTTGATATCCTTTAGTTTCTAATAATTTTTTTGCTACTACGCAATAGGGACAATCAGGTTTGCTCCATACAATGGCTTTCATTTTATTCTCCTTATGTTTATTATATATTATAGTGACGGTAGATCGTCATAATTTAGTTGGTCACTCATCACGCCAATGACGTAATTAGTACTTTCGTTTTCCTGCAATGCTGTTTGCTTTTTGCTAGTATCGCTATGCTTGTTGAACCAAGGTATAGGAGTAATTTTGGGTGCAGGATTTTGGTACTTGATACCAATGTCTTTGAGTGCTGTGTTGGCAGTGAAGTCAACGAAATCTTTCAATATATTTGCATTGAGTCCAATAACATTGCCCTTGATGAACAAATAGTCTGCCCAATCTTTTTCTTCGCGGATAACATCCATATACATCTCATAAACTTCAGTTTCACATTGTTCTTTTGCTTTTGCGAATCTTGGATCTTCTTTGACAACTTGATTGATGATCCATGCTGTCCATTCTTTATGTAGCAATTCGTCTTGTAATATCAAACTGATGACATTCCCATTACCGATAAAGATTTTATTTTCAACCATTGCGAGGCTTGTGGCAAAACTGACCATGAATCTAAATGCTTCAAGTGCGTAACTTGCGTTGAGTGCTAACCAGATCGCTTTGATATGATCACTTTCTTTTACCTTTTCCCCTGCTTCTACTTTACAGTTGAGCAAATGTAAATCATCATAATACTTGCCAACACTACTTGCCATATCAACGATTTCTTTAGTATCGTGTATAGTATTGAAAACATCTTTTGGTACATTATAGATGTTGCGAATGATGTGTGAATAAGAACGACTATGAATATTAGTTTCAAAGAATGTCCAATTATAGACTAATGCTTCTAGTTCTGGTAATGAGATGACTGGAGTGAATATCTGGCTAGGGCCGCGACCTTGTAAACTATCAAGGGCAGTCTGACGTAATAGGTTGCTTGTAAAGATATGCTTCACAGCATCACTACTTTCTTTGAAATCATTAGCATCTTTAGTGAGACTGACTTCTTCTGGAACCCAGAAGAAACCTCTAGCTGTTTGTTCTAGTTTCTGTAATTTGTTGTATTTTACTTCTTCAAATCTTTGAATGGTTACTGGACCTTTTGGATCCAAGAACATCTTGCGATTCAAATAATCAGTTTTAGTTTTTAGGTTATATTGTTCTTTGCTCATTTGTAATTTCCTGATGCTAGTACTATTTTACAGAGTCGTGTTCACAAATCTTGATCAATCATTTCCCAACGACAAGTAATTCCTGTTTCTGTAAGCCATCGATTGAAGTATTCTTCCCAAATAGGATCTTGATACTTATGTTGTGCGAATGCTTCTTGATCTTTCCATGTATATTGACCGTCATCAGTTAAAATCAATCTGCCTTCATCTATAGCCTGCTGTCTTCCTATATCTGTGTTTTTTCGTGCCTCTTCGAATCGTTTTTGTTCATATTCACTTAAAGTCAATACCCAATCATCTAATGTTGACTGTATACCGTCAGGATATTCCCAAATAAATTTTTGGACTATTGTCATATTATAGTTTACAGCTTTCGCAATCTTCTTCGCTTACTACTTGATGTTCAGCTTGTTCGGTCTGTTGTTCTTCTTCTACTTTAGATCCAGCCTTATTGATCAAACTGTAGTAGAAAGTCTTCAATCCATATTGATGTGCTAACATCAAATTCTTAGCGATCAATGTTGAAGGAACTTTACGCCCTTCAAAGTGTGCAGGATTATAGAATGTGTTTGTGCTAATACTTTGATCAACATACGCAGCGAGTACTGCTGCTGTTTTCAAGTATCCGATACAGTCAGTTTGATCCCACATGAGTTGATATTTATTCTTCAGCTTGTTGTATTCTGGTACGACCTGTGTGAACGAACCCGCTTTTGACTCTTTGACCGTGATCAACGACATAGGCATTTCTATGCCGTTAGTAGAGTTTATCACTACTGACGAACTCTCAACAGGGGCGATTGCCATCAGTGTGGCATTTCTAACACCATATTGCTTCATCTCTTCTCGGAGTGGTTCCCAGTCTAACTCGGGCTTGAAATCTGCGAGTTTGTTCACACCGGAAGCTCTATGCTCCCAAGGGAAAATACCTTGACCATAACGTGTCTTATCACTATCTACACACTTACCTCGTTCTTTGGCAAGTTCAACAGTGGCTTCAGTCAAATAATATGCCTGATGCTCCATCCAAGTTTTGACTTCTTGTAGACTATCACTCTCGCCATACTTTATGCCACGCTTTGCATGCCAGTAAGCAAGATTAGTAACACCAATTCCTAATGGTTGTATTTCATCGTTACTCAACTTGCTTTGTATTGACAAGAAGTCCTGATAGTCAAGTATGTTACACAAACTACGTTGTAATATGCGACATGCTCTACGCATATCTTCTGGGTTACGGAAAGCACCCCAATTGATGCTGCCCAATGTACATAGTGCGATACGACCGTCTGGATCATCTAATCTTTTGAATGGCTTAGTTGGGAGCAATATCTCGCAACATAGATTGCTTTGATAGATTGTGTGATATTCTGGATCAAACGGACCCTGGTTCATTACGTTATCGATGAATACTAGATAGATACGTCCAGTATCCGTTCTTTCTTTCAATATACCGCCCTTGAATACATCTTCAGCGTTCATCACTTTTTTGCGTAAATCCTTACGTTTTTCATATTTGACGTAAAGTTCTTCAAACTTCTGAGTATTTGTATAGAACGCTTCGTATAAATCAGGAACTTCGTTGGGGTCAAAAAACGTTATATTTTCACGGTTTTTGAACCTTTTGAAGAAGAATGCTGATAGTACTACGCCATAGTCCATATGACGTACTCTAGTTTCATCAGTTCCTTGGTTATTCTTCAATACGATCAAATCGTCAAACTGATAGTGCCATATTGGGTAGAATATTGTTGCTGACGCATTACGAATACCACCCTGTGAGCATGAACGTAAATCACCATACCACTTCTTTAAGAACGGGATCATGCCAGTGTGCATGACTTCGCCACCGCGAATAGGACTACCCAATGGGCGTAAACGTCCGATCTCAAGACCGATGCCAGCACGTTTGCTAGCATACTTAGCCATCATCTCGCCTGATGCGAATATTGAATCGAGGTCATCATCTGATCTGATGAGAACACAAGAACTAAACTGCTTAGTCGGTGTTCCAAGACCAGCAAGAACGGGAGTGGCTAATGTGAATAATCCGTCACTAGCACAAGTGTAATATTCTTTGATATATTTTAGTCGTTGTGCCTTATCTTCATTATGAAATACTGTTGCTGCCGCGATCATGTAGCGAATTTGGGGTGTCTCATAGATTTCTTTGGTAGCACGATTGCGGACAAGATATTTCTCAATCAATTGTTCGATGGCTGCGTAACTATATTGTTCATCTTTTTCATGGTCGATCATCTCGTCCATTTTATTGAATTCTTCTTCAGTGTACCATTCTAATAAATCACTAGTGTATAGCCCCAACTCTACATTTTTCTTTACTATACCGTATAGACTGGGCGGTGTGTAACTTCCATAAACATCTTTGCGTAGCATTGATAATCTTTGCTTACCTGCTACGAATTGATAATTGGTATGACCGATATCTGGATTAGTGTCGCTGTCGATCAAATCTACGATAGCACGTAATGTAATCTCGTCAATTTCTCTAGTAGTGATACCGTCATGAAAGTGTGGTTGAGCCTTGATCTCAATCATACTCTGACTGATATCTGCTACGCCATTACAAACTTTTGCTACTTGTTGTTGCCATTTTTCTATGGCCAGTGGTTCTTTATTTCCGTTTCTTTTTACTACATTTATTTTCATTATCGACCTATCTTAGAGTAAAGCGGTGTTATATCGTGTTGTCTAGTTATCGCAAAGTCACTGATGCAATTATTTACTGCCGTGTCGGGCCAGTAATTCAGCACATATTTTGCGTTATCAACTAGGACTAATACCACTTCGTTACTATTATCGTCTACTGCGTCAACAAGGTCAATGTTTCTGTTGCCCAGTAACAACAATGTGTATATCATACCCAAAGCACGGGCATAATAACAATATGTATTGTCTGATAATAATTGCCAAGGATTAGGCCAATCTTTTATAAAATCCGTGTGTAGATAATGTTGTTGGGTTGGAACACGTTGCCAAAATTGATCAACCTCTAAACAAATTTTATCTAGAGGTTTATCATATAAGTCAAATCTAAGTTTTGCCCAAGATTGTAGGCGAGACTCGTAGTCTGCGAGGAAAATATTCGTCACAGTGTACTTATCGTCAAAGATAAGCCGGTAGAGATTATACTCTACCGACTACAACTTCAATTATACCTGAACCGCCTTCAAAGTTTTGAAGCGCCTTACCAAGTATTGTACCTGCACGTGCCATGTTGTTAGCGACTGCGTGACCGTTTTCACCAGTTACCATCAAGTCACCCTTAGCGACTGGACCATGTACCTTGACTGGGACACGACCTGTCAATGCTAAGTCAACTACATGTTCACCTTCGCATCCTGCATTCATGATGTATGCTGCATTATGAGATACTACACCTGCTACGCGATGTGAATCAAACTCATTTGCTAGAGTTACTTCATGTTCTCCGCCGAATACAAGAACTGTGCCGACTTCATAATCTGCGTCTGAGACATATTTTTCTGCCAAGTCAGCGTATGTTGCTTGTAATCTTGATCCAGTAGTCAATGTCCAGTTACCAGTTATGCTACCTGCTGTACTGTTTGCACCGGTTGTTAGGTTAGCATTCGTGATGCTACCACTTACACTTAGTGAAGTTAGTGTACCAACGCTAGTGATGTTTGGCTGTGCAGCACTTGATACTGTTGCAGCATAACCAGTTGTGTTTTGGTTCAATGTTGCAACGCGGGCTGCTGCGATTGTACCAGTACTGATATTGCTACCATTCAATGATGTCAACGCTGCACCGCTGCCACTTACAGTTGTAAACACACCTGCTGCTGCACCGATGTTGCCAACGTTTGCGTTACCACTTACACTTAGTGATGACAATGTACCAACACTAGTGATGTTTGGTTGTGCTGCTGTTGTTACAGTACCTGCTGTAGTTGCGCTACCTGCGCTACCTGCGCTTACTGCGTAAGTAGCATTTGCTACCGTACCAGTTACGTTACCACCTGCGATAGAACTTAAGTTAGAACCATCACCGTCAAAATAAGTAGCACTTACTAAGTATACACCATTGATGTTTGAACCAGTGCCGCTCATTGAGATATCACCGTTTGCTGCGATAGTCAATGATGATAGTGTACCAACACTAGTGATGTTAGGCTGTGCTGCTGTTGTTACAGTACCTGCTGTAGTTGCTGCACCAGTCAATGCACCAACAAATGTTGTTGATGTTACGCTTGACAAGCCTGCAACTGTAGTAGTTGTACCACCTAATGTTAGTGTAGTGCTACCAAGTGTCAAACTTGCGTTTGCTAATCTTGCTTGAGCAAGAGTACCAGTTGAGATATTGCTTGCGTTTAGTGCAGTTAGAGCAGAACCATTGCCGCTTACGCTTGTGAACACGCCTGCTGCTGCGCCGATATTACCGACGTTAGCATTGCCAGTCACGCTCAATGTGCCACCTGTTGATAAGTTGCCAGCAGTTGCAGTACCAGTCACAGTTAGTGAACCTAGTGTACCAACACTAGTGATCTGTGTCTGACTTGCATTGACACTAAACTGACTACCAGTCAATGTCAAACCAGTACCTGCTGTGTAAGTACCTGCACCTGAGAATTGTACCCAGTTTACATCACTTGTACCAACTGTTGTGACTGGATCAGTCATTACCCAACCGGTGTTATCATACAATGAGCCGCCGTTGACGAATGTAAAGTCACCACCTGCCATCTCTGCTGGTGTGTCAAAGTCAGTTGCTCTTGTTAGAACAGTTGAACTTGATCTTACATAGATGCCGTTGTGTGCTGCGTTTGCTTCGTTCTTGACAAGGATACGCATACCATCTGATAGTGTTACGCTATCAATAGTTGTATATGATCCTGTAGTTGTCAATGTTGCGCCAACACCACTTGAACCGTTGTTATAAGTTACAGTACCACCTGAGATTGTTGCCAATGTGCCTGTTGTAGCAGCATTACAACTATCATGAGTGTGTAGACCTTCAGCAACACTATCAACATATTGCTTAGTTGCTGCGTCAGTTGAATTTACTGGCTCAGCAAGACCTGTGATATTATAGTTGCCCATCGCTAGATTGCCACCTAGTGTCAATCCAGTCAATGTACCTACGCTAGTGATGTTAGGTTGAGCATTAGTGTATACTGTACCTGATACAAGAGCATTGCCTACTTGACCAGTTACGTTAGCACCAGTAAGTGCTGTTAGTGCTGAACCATTGCCGCTCACACTTGTGAACACGCCATTAGTTGCACCGATATTACCGACGTTAGCGTTGCCTGTTACACTTAGTACACCACCTGTTGAGATGTTACCGGCACTTGCGTTACCTGTAACTGCTAGTGATGATAAAGTACCAACTGATGTGATATTTGGTTGTGCTGCTGTTGTTACAGTACCTGCTGTAGTTGCAGCGCCAGTCAATGCGCCAACAAACGTTGTTGATGTTACGCTTGATAGACCTGTAACAGTTGTTACAGTTGCTCCAAGTGTCAATGCTGTGCTACCTAATGTTACGCTAGCATTTGCTAATCTTGCTTGAGCAAGTGTACCAGTTGATATATTGCTTGCGTTTAGTGCTGTTAGGGCAGAACCGTTACCGCTTACTGATGTGAAGTCGCCAGCTGTTGCACTTACATTACCTGCTGACACATTACCTGTGACTGCTAGTGATGTCAATGTACCAACTGATGTGATATTTGGTTGAGCCGCAGTATATACAGTACCGGCTACAAGTGCGTTTGCTACTTGGCCGCTTACATTAGCACCTGCTACACTATTAGCTACTGCTGCGAATCCTACTTCACCGCTTACATTAGCACCTGCTACTGCATTTGCTGTAGCTGCGAATGTTACTTCACCTGTTACATTAGCACCTGCGATTGCTGATAAGCCGCTACCATTACCACTGAAGATACCTGCTGTTGATATATTACCAGCACTTGCGTTACCTGTGACTGCTAGTGATGTCAATGTACCAACTGATGTGATGTTTGGTTGTGCCGCATCTACTACTGTATTAGCTGTTGATGCGTGTGTTGCATTTGCTACAGTACCAGTTACATTAGCACCTGCTAGTGCGGATAGACCGCTACCATTACCAACAAACACACCATTTGCTAGTGTGATGTTTGAACCGTCGACACTAAGACCTGTGAGTGTACCGACCGAAGTAATATTTGCCTGTGCTGCATCAACCACTGTATTTGCTGTGCTTGAATGTGTTGCATTTGCTACAGTGCCAGTTACGTTTGCGCCGGCGATTGCTGATAGACCGCTACCATTACCTGTAAACACGCCAGTATTTGCTGTGATATTAGCAGCAGTGATGTTGCCATTTACTGCTAGACCAGTCAATGTACCAACTGCTGTTACGTTTGGTTGACTTGCTGTCGTTAGCGTGCCAGTCAATAGACTTGCACCGATAGTACCGCTATTAGAATATACGTTACCAGCAGCCACATTGCCTGTTACTGCCAATGAACTTAGAGTACCAAGTGATGTTACGTTTGGTTGTGCTGCTGTTGTCAATGTACCTGTAAGTAATGATGCACCAACTGTACCGCTATTAGCGTAAACATTTCCAGCAGTAGCATTACCTGTAACTGCTAGTGATGTCAATGTACCTACTGAAGTGATGTTTGGTTGTGCTGCATCAACAACAGTATTTGCAGTTGAAGCATGTGTAGCATTTGCTACTGTACCTGTGACATTAGCGCCTGCAAGTGCTGACAAGCCACTACCATTACCAGTAAACACACCTGTATTTGCAGTGATGTTTGCTGCTGTGATATTGCCGTTGACACTTAGTCCGCTCAATGTGCCTAAGCTAGTCACGTTTGGCTGACTTGCTGTAGTCAATGTACCAGTTAGTAAACTTGCACCGATAGTGCCGCTGTTAGCCCAAACATTTCCTGATGTGATATGTGTTGTCGCGTTTAGGTTGTTTGCATCTAAGTTGGCAGTGACGCTAACTAAGTTGCTTGACTTATCGAATGTAAATGCTGCGCTGCCACCAAATGATTCGTCATCATTGAATTGGATCGCAGTATTACTGCCGCCTGGATCGCTTAGGTCCCAAGGATTACCGTTTGCATATAGTAGGTTGTCAGTTTTGACATTGCCTGCTGATAGAGTTGCAGTAACAGTTGCGTTATTTGACTGAATTAGACCTGAGTTGGCATAAACGTTTCCGCCATGAAGATTTCTATTGGCAGTGACATCTGTGTTAGCTGACACGAAATCTCCAGCAACTGTACCTGCATTAGCATATACGCTAGATGCTACTACATATGTTGCAGCATTGAAGTTATTTGCTGAAGCGTTTCCTGTTACAGCAACACTTGACAGTGTACCGACTGAAGTGATATTTGGCTGTGCTGCATCGACTACCGTATTAGCTGTTGATGCATGTGTTGCATTTGCTACTGTACCTGTTACGTTAGCACCAGTTAGACCAGACAATGCCTGACCATTACCGATGATGTTTGCTACACGCAAGTTACCATACGTACTAAAAGTTACTACATCATTGACAATAGAGACAACTGCACCCATGCCGAATTCAGCGTTGCTATTGTCCCAGCCCATGAATGCATTTTTTGCGCTACCGCTATAATATTGGAGTTGTGTACCGCGATCTTTACCGTCATCAGTAGTAGGTGCTGCACCGTTTGGACCGCCACCTAATACGATGATAGGATCTTCGACATCAAGTGTCTCGACGTTTACATAAACTACGTTTCCGTTTACTGCAAGGTTACCAGTGATGACTGCGTTACCTGAAACTGCAAGTTCGCCGACGCTACCTGTACCTGATGTGACTAGATTACCGCCAGTAACATTGCCAGTCGCTACGATAAGACCAGCTGTGCCTAGATTGCCTACGTTTGCGTTTCCTGTTACTGATAATACACCGCCTGTTGACAAGTTGCCTGCGCTTGCATTGCCTGTAACTGTGAGTGCGCCGCCCATTGAAACTGCATTAGTTGTTTTGTTGAATGTAAATGCTGATGAGCCGCCGAACGATTCATCGTCATTGAATTGAATTTCTGTGTTACTACCGCCTGGATCGCTTAGATCCCAGGGATTGCCGTTTGCATATAAGAGATTGTCAGTTTTGACATTGCCTGCTGCTACATTACCGGTCAATGTCAACACGTTAGTATTGAAATTGTATAATAGCGAGTTATCTCCTGATAGTGATGTTCCATCGATGAAAACAACTTGTGAGTTGGATGCTGCTACTGTTGGAAAATTTTCGACGTTTCCATCACTAGTTTTGACGCTCAATACGTCACTATCATCCAAGAAAATAGTACCCTTACCACTTGGGGGTGTTGGTACTGTATTCGCTGCGTTCTGTTTTAAAATTAGCATTTGTCAAATCTCCTACTATAATAGACACTCTCTACTATATTGTTGTATTTATCTAAATTCATTGTTATCTACTTGTAATCGCTGCGTTATCACTTACATAAGCCCAACGATTATTACTTGCGTCCCAAAAAACTAATTGTCCTATAGGGCTACTATCATTGAGTACTGCTAGTTGTCCTAAAATTCCTGTTATATTACCTAAATCTGCTTTACTGTACGCAGGGAAAGTAAAAAATGCACCTACACTAATACTACCTGGAATATTGACATTTCCGGTAGTTTTGTTGAATGTAAATCCATTATTACCCGCAGGGTTACCCTCATCATTGAAACTGATCTGCGCGTTGCTTCCTGGGGCACCTTGACCACTAACATCAATCAATGCTCCGTCAATCGTAAGAGTACCATCGATAGTTAGTGGAGTACCGAACAAACCTTGGTAATTTGATCTGATAGTAAGTGTGTTGCCCTCATCAACAACAATGGGCATTGGATCTGCTGGAACTGATGCTTGAGCATCTGCCCAAGATAGTGTTCCGTTACCGTTGGTGCTAAGAAAATACCCACTGTTTCCGCCGGATATATGTAGGCTGCTAACATTACCTAATGTAACATTGCCTTCGCTGACAAGCAAGTTGCCAGTCGTCATTCCATTTTTGACGTTAAAATACTTAGTACTCACAGTTCCCAATATTCCCTGTTTGTTACTAAACCAGATTCTGGTTCAATATTTCTATTGAACCAGAAATTTTATGCTAGTCTAATATTATGTTTTTATGTAGCTGCTTACTAAGTTCACATAGCAATTGTCGCTATCTGAAGTTGCATAAACAGTCACGTTACCACTTACTCCATCTATGTTTGCTGATAATTCATACAGATCAGCACTGACGTTTGAGCATACGCTACCATAGATTGATATGTATGCGTCACTTCCATCATGTACCAAAATAACTTCTGCTGATTGATATCCATCATCACCGCTACCGCTGATGACATACTTAGCAGTTCTCCAACTAGTTGGATCAAATTGATCGATCACTGTTGCTGAATTACCTACTGCTACATTCGCACGATTGCTTGTGATACCAATCTGTACTTTGACGTTGCCACCGATTACTGCGTTACCTGAAGTTGCTAGGCTAGTCAATGTACCTAAACTTGTTACGTTTGGTTGCGCAGCAGTTGTTAGTGTACCACCTAATGTAGTACCAGAAACATCTGTCGCGCTCACGTTACCAGCAGTTACGTTACCTGTTACTGCTAATGAACTTAGAGTACCAACACTAGTGATGTTTGGCTGTGCGTTAGTGTATACTGTACCGGCAACTAATGCGTTAGCAACTTGACCAGTTACGTTAGCACCTGCTAAGTGATGTAAACCACTACCGTTACCGCTGAATACACCAGTGTTTGCTGTGATGTTAGCAGCAACAATGTTGCCGTTTACATCAAGACTTGTTAGTGTACCAAGACTTGTTACGTTAGGTTGAGCAGCAGTTGTTAGTGTACCTGTTACTAATGTGAATACTGCGTTATTAGCACCAATATTACCAACGTTAGCATTACCAGTTACGCTCAATGCACCTGCAGTAGTTAGATTGCCGCCGGTAATATTACCTGTAGCAACAATCAATCCACCTGTGCCTAAATTGCCAACGTTAGCATTACCAGTTACGCTCAATGCGCCAGCAGTAGTTAGATTGCCACCACTTACGTTACCAGTTGCACTTACTACACCTGCTGTAGTGATGTTGCCACCTGCTACGTTACCAACTGCATCTACAGCACCGGCAGTAGTTAGATTACCACCGCTTACGTTGCCTGTTGCACTTACTGTTGAACTGAATACACCTGCTGCTGCGCCGATGTTGCCAACGTTTGCGTTACCAGTTACACTCAATGCACCAGCAGTCGTTAGGTTACCACCACTTACGTTGCCTGTTGCACTTACTACACCTGCTGTAGTGATGTTACCACCACTTACGTTGCCTGTTGCACTTACTACACCTGCTGTAGTGATGTTGCCACCACTTACGTTACCAGTTGCTGCAACTAGACCTGTTGTGTTGAAGTTAGCAGCGTCTACGTTGCCTGTAAAGACACCGATGCCGCCACCAATGTTGCCAACGTTTGCATTACCAGTTACACTCAATGCTCCCGCAGTTGAGATGTTGCCAGCACTTGCGTTACCTGTTACACTTAGTGCGCCACCTGTACTGATGTTACCAGCACTTGCGTTGCCTGTTACGGCTAATGCACCTGATGAACTTAGGTTGCCTGCGCTTACGTTTGCTGTGAATACGCCGTTTGTAGCACCAATGTTACCAACGTTAGCATTACCAGTTACACTTAGTGAAGTTAGTGTACCAACACTTGTAACGTTTGGCTGACTTGCTGTTGTTAGTGTACCGCCTAATGTAGTACCGCTGATATCAGTTGCGCTGACATTACCTGCACTTACGTTACCAGTTACACTCAATGAGCCTAGTGTACCAACACTTGTCAAACTTGAATTTATAATGTTTGATGAAAGTGTAGTACCAGTCAAGTTTGCTGCGTTAGCAGCGATAACTACGTTACTTGCTGAAACTAATTGACCTTGAGCATTGACTTGGAAACTTGCTACAGCATCACTATTACCATAAGTACCTGCTACGACAGCAGTATTGCTGATACTGAACTCAGTGCCATTTAGTGTTAGACCTGTGCCTGCACTATATGTACCAGCACCTGAGAACTGTACAAAGTTTACAGCACTTGTACCTACAGTTGCTACTGGGTCAGTCATTACCCAACCAGTATCATTATATAGTGTGCCGTTCTGTACGAATGTGAAGTCACCACCGCCCATTTCAGTTGGTGTGTCGAAATCACTTGCTCTTGTTAGTGTTGTGCCGTCTGTATAAACATAGATACCGTTATGTGCGGCATTTGCTTCGTTCTTGACAAGAACTCTTGTGCCAACTGTAGCAATGTTTACACCGTCAATCAATGTATATGTACCAGTTGTTACAAGAGTTGCACCGACACCGCTACTACCATTGTTATATGTGATAGTGCCTGATGTGATAGTTGCTAATGTGTCTGGAGTTGCTGCTGCGCAAGGTGCATGTATGTGCAAGCCTTCAACGGCTGCGTCAACATAACCCTTAGTTGCTGCATCAGTGCTTGCTACTGGTGTAGCAACGTTTGAAATAACTTTGTTCCAAACATCAACTGTACCGTTACCGGTTGGCTTCAAGAAGATATTGCTATCTGCACCTGTTGCTGTGATAGTAACACTTGTTGTCTTACCGACAATCAAATCTGTTACGATGTTTGCGCTTGTTGTAACGTTGCCAGTTACATCTAATGAACTTAGTGTACCAACGCTAGTAATATTTGGTTGAGCAGCAGTTGATAATGTACCGCTGATGTTATTACCACTAATATTTGCGTTAGCATCACGTACAACAACTGTATTTGCTGTTGCTGCTACGTCTGTGTTATGACCATCTAATAAATCTGCGTTTAGGTTAGTAACTAATGTAGTTGATAATACAGATAGTGGAGCAGTACCTGTTGATACATTACTTTCTAATGTGCTTGCTACTACTTTACCTGATGCGTTTACATTGCCACCGTCTACGTTACCAGTTGCGCTAACTAGACCAGTAGTAACTAAGTTACCACCTGATACGTTACCAGTTGCGTCAACAGCACCTACTGTTGTTAGATTACCGCCACTTACGTTACCAGTTGCTGCGACTAGGCCTGTTGTGTTGAAGTTAGCAGCATCTACGTTACCAGTGAATACACCAACACCGCCGCCGATATTACCGACGTTAGCATTGCCTGTTACACTTAGTGTACCGCCTGTGCTGATGTTACCTGCGCTTGCGTTACCAGTTACGGTTAATGCACCGCCTGTTGAAATATTACCAGCACTTGCATTACCTGTTACTGCTAATGCACCACCTGTGCTGATGTTACCAGCACTTAGGTTACCTGTTGCTGAGACGACACCACTAGTGTTTAGATTACCACCATCGATGTTGCCAGTTGCAACGATAAGACCTGCTGTGCCTAAATTACCTACGTTAGCATTGCCTGTAGCATTTAGTGTGCCTGATACATTGATGCCTGTATCTGTAACAACAACGACATTTGCGTTGCCGTTTACAGACATATTGATGTTGCCGTTAGTTACAGGAATCGCAACATTTGATGTACCGTTTGTAACACCTGAAGTGACAATCGTTGTCCAGGCTAAGTTACCGTTACCGTTAGTTTGTAAGAACTGTCCATCAGTACCACCAGTGATGATGACGTTACCGTTACCACCTAAGCTAGTGACGCCGTTTACTGTGAGCCCAGTCAGTGTACCTACTGAAGTGATGTTTGGTTGAGCATTGGTGTATACAGTACCTGATACAAGAGCATTACCTACTTGACCAGTGACATTACCACCTGTGATGCTTGATAATGATGCACCATTACCACTTATGAAGTTCGCTACTGCTAGATTACCTAGATTAGCGTTACCTGCAAATAGATTACCAGATGTCGCATCAATATTTGCTACACCTACTGTCAATCCATTTTTGACTACGAAATTTTTTAGGCTCATTTTTTATATTCCTGTTATATTACTGGGACATACATCCCTAATAGTTTTATTTCCGTGTTACCGGCTGTACCAGTAGCACGCAATTCTACATTTCCGCTGTTTATCCCAGTGCTTATTGTTATTGTATTTCCACCGCCATCATTGATAGCGCCGTAAACTGTTGCATAACTATTTATGTCATTATGGATCAAAAGCACTTCTAGGCTCTCATATCCATTATCATTTTGACTGCTTATCACGTATTTTGCTGATCTAAATTCATTTAGAGCAAAACTATCTATAACTGTAAGTGTAGTGACTGCAACGCTACTACGCTTACTTTCAACACTATTTGTTTTTACTGTATTTGCATTAGCAATATTACCTACAATATTACCAGAAACGTTCAAGTTACCTAGTGTACCTACTGTAGTAATATTTGCTTGTGCTGCTGTTGTTAGTGTACCAGTAATGAGATTTGCAGTAAGATTACCAGTAGTTGAAATATTGTTAGCGATTAGATTGCCACGGGCAGTTACATCACCTGTAGTACTACCCATAGTGATATTTGCAGCAAGACCTAGATTGATATCTGTTGGTCCGCTAGTGAAAATACCGCCTGCACCTGTGCTGTTATTATAAGCTAAGAACGCTCCATTGATGCTTACGCAACCGCTGTTAGATACTAAGAAATTAGCTGCAATTGCATTAGCACCTGAAATATTACCAGGAGAAATATTACCTGATACTGTTAGTGAACTTAGTGTGCCTACAGTTGTGATATTGCTTTGTGTGGCAGTTGTAAGATTACCGGCAATTGTTGTTGCTTCGATATTACCTTTGAATGTCTGCGCACGTACATTGCCTAATGTATCAAATGTGACAACTTCGCTTGCTATAGTCGTTTGGCTACCGAATGCGAACTCACTATTGCTAGTATCCCAACCCATGAATGCTACACGGGCTTGTGTGTCGTAATAGTTTAGTGCTGAACCAACATCTTTACCACTATTGCTGCTAGGCGGTGTGCCGTTTGGACCAGTTTGTAAATTGATGATTGGATCTTCTATTGATAACTCTTCAACATTTACATAAACAAGATTACCATTGATAGTTAGATTGCCATCAATTATCCCATTGCCGCTAACATTCAAATCTGTGACATTTGCTGTACCAGCAAGTGTCAATAAATTAGTAGCCTTATTGAATGTGAAGTTTGCTGTTGCAGCGAAATTACCATCATCGTTGAATTGAATCTGTGTATTGCTACCGCCCGGATCTTGTCCAAAATTCCATGCGGTGCCATTTGCATAATAAAGATTATCTGTTTTTATACCACCAGTAGTCAAGTTTCCAGTAAGGTTGGCTCCTGCTGAAGTAACTTGCATAACATTAGCAACACCTGCAATATTGAATGTCACATTGCCGTTCGCTAAAACTTTTACATTACTTGTTCCGTTTTCAATTTCAGATGTATCACTGGGGCTTGTGCCTTCGACAGTGAATGTACCACCAACTTCGTTAGTGATGACAACAAATCCGTTAGCATCAATACTAATTGATGCACCACCTATATAAACAGTATTACCGCCAAAATAACCATTCGCAAAACGATAGTTTGCGCTACCAAGATCATATGTATCATCTGCACTAGGAATAACACTTCCAGTTACATTTATGTTACCTGGTACATTCAAATTACCGTTATATGCTAAAAATGTAAATCCGTTGTTACCAGTAGCGACACCGTTAGTATCAAATAAAACTTGTGTGGGATCAGATTGAATGCTATCTTGAATTTCGATCAGCATACCGTCGACGGCTAGTTCACCATCAATAGTTATTGGTTGTGAATATAAACCTTGAAAGTTTTCATTGACGATATATGATTCACCAGTAGGAATCAAATATGGCATTGGAGCAGCACGATTGCTCTCGACATTGAATGTAGTGAAACTTAGATTACCGTTACCATCAGTAGTAAGTGCTTGACCATTACTACCACCTGTAAGTATTAGATTGCTGACAGGGCCAAGATTACTAATACCGTTAGCAGTAAGGTTTATTGTAGTTATGTCGGCATTAGCCTGTACTACGACAATTGCAGGATCCCCAGTCGAGAATCCTGCAATACTATTGAGTGGTCTTACTGCCATTGTTTAGGCCCCTATTTTTTTTATACTAATCTATACTGAGTAGTCCATACTGTACTGTTTGAACTACTTGGTGTCACTCTCAATTCTACGTTACTACCAACTACTGCAACACTTAGTGAACCTGTTGTTCCACCTAGATATACAGTGCCGTATGTAGTATAATCAACATTTGAGCCATCTGTTACCGCAGTAACATGTGCCATACTATATTTGGCCCCGGTGCTATCTTCACCTTTTACGATAAAGTCAACACCAGTCACACCACTATATGGTGCTTGAGCAATTGTTTGGTTAGCAGTAATACTTGTAGTTGTTACTGTGCCCCATTCAATTACTGTGTTGCCTACGTTTACAGATGTATTTGCTGTAATTGTATTTGAAGTGAAATTATTTGCATCGATATTAGCAACTGTTAGATTGCCCGAAGCATTCAAATCACCTGCATATACTGTTGCCCAACGTTGACCTGTATCACCTAAATCTAATGTCAAGTTAGCATTTGGTAATAGATCGCTTACTACGTTTGCTGTAACGTTCAAGTCAGCAACATTTGCTTCACCTGCTGTTACAATATTTCCACCAGTGATATTGCCTACTGCATCAATAGCACCTGAAGCATCTACATTACCTGCATAGATATCTGCCCAACGCTGACTTGTGTCACCTAAGTTTAGTGTCAAGTTAGCGTTTGGTAGTAGATCGCTTACAACATTTGCTGTGACGTTTAGATTACCAACGTTTGCTTCACCTGCTGTTTCAAAGTTTGCTGCTACAACATTACCAGTAAAGTTTGCTGTATTGCCTGCTAACTCTAAGTTTACAGTCAAGTTAGGTAGTATGACGTTACCACTAAAGTTTGCTGTGTTACCAGCAAGTTCTAGGTTAGTTGTCAAATTATTGACTACAACGTTGCTGCTGAAGTTTGCTGTGTTACCAGCAAGTTCTAAGTTTACAGTCAAGTTGTTTAGTATGACGTTGCCTGCAAAGTTTGCAGTGTTACCTGACAACTCGTTAGTGATGTCAACATTACCTGCATTGACAATATTTGAAACGTTAGCAGTTGGAACAGTGATCAATGTATTTGCATTGACATTGTTTGCTAGTACGTTACCACTTGCTTGAACATTGCCGCTTGTAGTTAGATTCAAGCCACTTACGTTAGCATTTGAACTAATAGTACCGTTTGCTTGAATATTACCACCGACTGTTAGATCCAGTGTGATATTAGCAATGCTGCTGATACTCAAGTTGTTAGCACTGACGTTGCCGTTGCTTAGTGTGTTCCAAGTCAAGCTGCTGAATGTCGCATCACCTATATTTGGTGTTGTTAGATTTGCGCTTGCTTTGACAACGATGTTACCACTTACGATAGCAGTTGTCACACCATCAGTATTTGCGCTGATAGTAGTGCCACTGATAGCAATACCATTACCTGCTGTATATGCACCTGCTGCGCTGAACTGTGTCCAAGTAATATTAGTTGTACCGATAATGACTTCGCCACTTGGAGCAGTCATCACATAACTTTCACCTGCACCTGTTAGACCTTGTTGTACGAATACATATGATCCTTTACCTAATCCAGATGATGAAGCAGGGATATACTTGTCTGCGTCAGTTGTACGTGTCAATACCCATGCTGTTGAACCGTCACCTACTGTTGTTACTTCATAGATACCGTTTTCATAAGCATTTGATTGTGTGTAAACAAGAACACGATCACTTGTTGATAGTGATATGCCATCGATTGACAATGCAGCATTTGCGCCAGCATTTGTCAATGTTGCACCAACACCTGGATTTGCTCTTGAACTTTGTGACAAGCCAGTGCCGTTAGTCAATCCTGTGACTTGCGCACCGAAATAACCATCTTTGACTGTGATAGTAGTTGCGTTGACTACGCTATATACCCAGTAACCTTCACCTGCTGTCAAGCCATTGAATGAGTTATCAAATACGATACCGTCGTTAGCACTTAGACCGTGACTTGCACTGAATACGATATCAGTACCATTCTGAATGTCTGTTACAGTTGGTGTTGTACCGCCTTGAGCATAAGTTGCGTTTAGTGCTGATTCTGATTCAACACGAACTGGGCTGTGGATGTCTAGACCTTCACCTGCTAATGCGTCAACATATTCTTTTGTTGTTGCATCAGTTGGGTTTACTGGATCTGCTAGTTCAGTGATTCTGAAACCACTTACACTAACTGTACCATTACCTGTTGGTACAAGATCAATACTACCATCAGCACCTGCTGCGTTGATTGCGATATCACCTGAAGTTGCTGTAATATTAGCAGTTACTAAACTGCCAACATTTGCTTCGCCAGTTACAACAGCATTTGCACCAACTAAGAAACCGTTAGCAGTGACGTTACCATTTGCTAACATGCTTCCTGTAGTTGCTTGGATGTTACCTGCTACTAAGAAACCTGTTCCTGTAATTGTTGCTACGTTAGCATTGCCTGCTACGCTGATCTCAACGTTAGCATCTTGGAATATTCTGACGTTGCTTGTACCGTTAGCAAGAGGACCTACTAAGTTACCTGCATTGACATTACCAATAACGTTTAGATCATTAGCAACGTTTACATAATTTGCTAATGCTAGATTGCCTAGATCAGCATTCAATGAATATAAGTTGCCACTAAAGTTAGCGATATTACCGTTTACTTGTTGTGCAACATTTACATAATTGGCTACTGCTAAGTTACCTAAATCAGCATTTAGTGATGTGATGTTACCAGTAAAGTTTGCTGTGTTACCTGCTAACTCTAAGTTGATTGTTAGATTTGGTAATATGACATTACCACTGAAGTTTGCTGTGTTGCCAGCAATCTCATTGTTTACTGTCAAGTTAGGTAGTATAACATTACCACTAAAGTTTGCTGTATTAGCGACTAATTCAAGATTTACTTCAAAATTATTGACAACAACATTACTGCTGAAGTTTGCTGTGTTGCCAGCAAGTTCAAGATTTACAGTTAGATTGTTGATTTGAGCATTTGATGAAATGTCAATGAAGTTCGCTATTGCTAAGTTACCTAGATCAGCATTTTCTACTGTCAAGTTACCGTTAGCAGTTAGTGCGCCTGGTAGATCAACTAGTCCGTTCGCACCATAGAATGATGAAACATAACCGTTAGCATTGATTGTGACATCAGTACCGCCGCCAACAACATTGCTTGTGTTGACAGTTGTGATGTTAGCATTACCTGCTACTGTTAGTGTATTTGTGCCGCTATCAAAAGTAAAATTGGCACTAGCACCAAAATCATCATTATCGTTGAATTGAATTTCTGTGTTGCCGCCTGCAGGTTGCTGGAAGTCAACTGGGGCGCCGTTAGCGTAGTAATAGTTGTCAGTTAAGATAGCACCGACTTCAGTATTACCTGTGATATTTGCTGTACCATCAACAGTCAATACATTGCTTGAATAATCCCAAGTAAATGCGTTGCTACCTACTGCTGCACCGTTAGCACTATAGATGATGCTAGTGTTTGGAGCAGTGATTGTTAGGTTACCTTCAATGTTACCTATGAAATATGCTGCTGTGACATTACCGGAGAAATTAGCGGTGTTACCATCAAGCTCATTTGTTATGTTAACATTGTTGGCATCAACATTGGCACTTGTTGTGATCAACCCTGTTGTGTTAATCTCACCATTAGCATAGAGATCGATGTTACCTGAACCAATATTAGCATTTGTAGCATTGATGTTACCAGTAACAGCAAGAATATTTGTCGAACTGTCAAACGTGAAATTTGCACTTGCACCAAAATCATTATTGTTATTAAACTGAACTTGAGTATTAGAACCTGCTGCTTCTTGCAAGTCCCAAGGTACGCCGTTTGCGTAATACAAGTTATCAGTCAAGATACCATATGCAGGATTTGAATTTGAAACTGCAAGGTTTCCTGTGAATGTACCTTTGTTTGCTGTGATGTCTGCGTTTGCAAGAATCACGTTTGCAGGGACTTCTCCAACTGAGAAGCCGCCTACGGAATTGAGTGGTTTAAGTGCCATAATTGCTAATCTCCAATAAAGTATTTATCTCAATATACATAATACGTTGTCACTTGCATCCTGTGAGTCATCAAATTTGCGCTCTGAGGTGTCATGACTAACTGAACTGTTGCTGGAACTATAATGTTTCCTGCATTATATTCAACAGCAAAATCTCCAGTATATCCGTTTACCGGTAGTGTGCTGTGTTCAACATAGTTGACTACGCTTCCTTTTACTACCGCTGAAATTTTTATAAAGTTTCTAATTGATGCGTCATCGCTAATTATAGTCAAATCTAATGCTGCAAGATCATCTGCTTCAATAGACAATAAAACTTGAGAACTAGTGCTATTTGTTGTAGCAAAATATACGTTTGCCTTGCTGAATTCATAGACGCCCGAACCCATTTGGAATGAGTTCGCGATCAGATTTCCCGCTACATTGACTTCATTTGTAACATCGTTGAATGTCAAATAAGGACTACCAGCAAAAGTACCTTGATTGTTGTACTGTATCTGTGTGTTACTACCTCCCGGTGTACCACCGCCGTTGCTGCCACCTGCATTCTTCCAACTTAAGTTACCAAGACCGTCTGTGCTTAGTACATATCCATTCACACCGCCGCTGATATGAATATTTGATATGTTGCCTAGATTTATATTTGGGGAACCTGCAGTGTTTAGATTGCCCGCTACAGATAATGTCTTAGTTGCTAATAATGTAGTATTGGCTAAATTGACAGTTCCGTTTAGATTTGCTGTGCCCGAGTTTACCAAGTTTACTACATTCAATGTAGTATTGACATTCATGGTTCCTGTCACTGTAGCATTACCACCAACATACATGAAATTAGTGGCTTTGTTCCAAGTTAGATCAGTGTCACCGCCAAACGATCCATTGTCGTTGAATTGAAGTTGAGTATTACTTCCAGCAGGTGTTCCGCCGTTGCCGCCGGTTTGTGGTACCCAGCTTAGATTTCCTGCGCCGTCAGTACTGAGGACATAATTTGCATTTCCGCCAGCGATAGTAATGTTAGAAACATTTCCTAAATCACTTTCTCCTACTACTGTCAATGATGTCAAGTTGCCTAAACTTGTTATATTTGGCTGCGATGAAGATGTGAGGGTTCCTATAAGCAAATTAGCTTCTATATAATTACCGGCATTGAGGTTTCCTGTTATGACTATATTACTGCCTGGCCCTATGCCGCTCATACTACCGTTGAAAGTAATGTTTCCGTTAGCATTAGGTATACTTGTATCTACATTGAGCCATCCAACATTACCCAAATAATTGATATTGGCTTGTGCATTTGTAGTCAATGTGCCTGCTATAAAATTAGCCGTCAATAAATTTCCAGCATTTATATTTCCTGCTGTTATGTTACCTGAATTTGTTATAGTGTTAGAAGTTAGTCTATTTGCACTTATATTGCTAGATGTGATATTATTTGCTACAGCTAAGTTACCAGAAACTGTCAATACACTTGTTGTATCATTCCAAGTGAAATTAGGTGTACCTGCAAAACTACCGTTTGAGTTGAACTGAACTTGTGTGTTGCTACCGCCTGGTATAGCATTACCACCACCATTACTTTGAGCAGTCCAACTTAGATTACCTGTGCCATCAGTTGATAACACATAACCATTTGTGCCACCTGTGATTTTTACGTTAGCGACATTACCTAAATTTGCTGTTCCGTTTACTGCAAGTCCTGTCAACGTACCTACGCTAGTAATGTTAGGTTGACTGTTTGTGCGTATTCCACCAATAAATGAATTTGCTGTGACAATACCAGAAACATTCAATGAAGTCAATGTGCCTACACTTGTGATATTTGGTTGCGCTGAATTTACTACAGCTCCTGCAAAATTTGCATAGTTAGCGTTGCTAATATCACCTACAAAGTTACCTACAAAATTAGCAGCAGTAACATTACCACTTACGTTCAATGATGATAGTGTACCTACTGAAGTAATATTTGGTTGTGCATTGACTGTTACTGTTCCTGCAATGTTGGCTGCGTTTGCTAATGTTGCTGTGTTTGCTAATGTAGCAATATTTGCTGTGTTGGCAATAACAGCACTGTTGGCAACACCATAAAGATTACCTACAAAATAATTTGCTGTTACACTATTACCTAAAGTTGTGTTACCGCTAACAGTCAATGATGTTAGTGTACCAACGCTAGTGATGTTTGGTTGACTTGCTAATGTAACGTTACGTGCTAGATTGGCTGTACCAAATAAATTGCCAATAAAATAGTTGGCTACTGCTTGATTACCTAATGTAGTATTGCCAATAACAGTTAGTGAAGTCAAGTTGCCAACACTTGTGATGTTGGCCTGTGTTGAGTTATAAACTGTTCCTGCTACTAATGCGTTAGCAACTTGACCTGAAACATTTGCGCCTGCTACGTTATTTGCTACGTTAGCAAAACTGACTTGACCTGTTACATTTGCTCCTGCTACGCTATTAGCAACAGCAGCAAAATCTACTTCACCTACAACATTACTACCGTCAACACTATATGCAACTAATGCTGTATCGGCTGCGACATCGGTGATGTTACTACCGTCACCTATAAAAAAGTTTGCTGTGATATTGTTAGCAGAAATATCATTGACTGATAGATCATCAGCAGATACGTTGCCTGTTGATATCTCAGTGACGGTCAATACGTTGGTGACTTTATTATATGTGAATCCTGCATCTCCGCCGAAATCACCTACATCGTTGAACTGTACTTGTGTATTTGCACCACCTGGTGTGCCGTTACCTGCATTTCCACCATTACCTGCAGGTGCCCATGTTAGATTACCTGCACCGTCTGTCTGTAAGAAGTATCCGTTAGTACCACCTAAGATGACTACGTTTGCTACGTTTCCTAGATTTGCATTGCTTCCTACTTGAAGTTTAGTGACTGTAAGCAAGTTAGTAGCACTATTGAACGTGAATGCTGAACTTGCACCTAACAATCCGTTGTTATTATATTGGACTTGTGTGTTGGAACCTGACGCACCGATACTAAGAGGTTGACCGTTAGCATATAGATATGCATTAGCAAATACACGATTAGCGGTGACGTTGGAACTAGGTGCGTTGACATTATTGACAACGTTACCATTTGCATCTATAACTAGTTCCGGTGGGATACCTACTGAGTAGCCACCTAACGTATTAAACGGTTCTGAACTCGACATTATTACACAGGTCCTCTATTATAATATTTATCAAATTATATTTTTCTATACCATGAAAAAAAGACCCGATTAGAACTTTTTTCTAAATATTATCATGCTAACTAAACAAAAATCACGTCCTGTATGCAGTCATTGTGGATTAGTACCAGCAAAACCAAACGGTATTAGTAAGTTAGGTTATAAAAAATGGCACAAGTATTGTATAGATTGTAGCAAGATGATGTACAATGACGACTACAAACATCTACAACATAAGGGTGACAAATGTGACTTTTGTGGTTTCAAAGCAATCGATAAATGTCAACTAGAGATTGTCTATAAAGACGGTAATAAAAAGAATAAAAAACCTGCTAATTTGAAAACATGCTGTAAAAACTGTAGCAGTCTTTATAAAAAACGATTGCGCAAGGGTAAAAAATCTGTCATGAACATGACAGTGGATGCTGATATCCGCATCGCATAAAAGAAAGGGCGCACAAGGCGCCCAATCTTTTGAACTGATCGATCCAACTATTATTGGAAAGTCAAATTCTGTACAGCGATCTCACCAACGTAGTCTGCTGCGTTGCCGAAGCTGCTTGCAGTGTTAGTTAATTCGATGTAACCATAACGTGTCATGAATGACACGACTGGTTCGAATGTTGATGGATCTAGAACAACGCCACTGCTCATCAATGGGATGTATGGGCAGTAGAATGCTGCTGCGTCTGTCTCACTTGAACCCTTATAACCAACCAATACTGGCTGAGTATCTGGAGCATATGAGTCAACGAATACGCGCATTGCACCGTTCAATGTGCCAACGAACTTAGTGTTAGTTGGTGCTTCGAATGTGCCTTCAGTTGTTCTTGCGAATGCTGAAGTTGTTGCTGACTGTAGAACAGTCAATGATGCTGGTGATACAACTGCCCAGTTACCTGCACCGCGACGTGTGCGCTGTGCAATCAAGTTTGCTACGCGGTTGATTAGAACAGCTAATGCAGCGTGTTCGTCACCAACGTATGTTGCAGTACCTGATACTGTTGCTTGGTTGTATGTGAACTCAGTTGAAGCTAGAGTGCGCAATGACAACAAGATTTCCTGATCGATTTCAGCAGTGATTTCTTGGGCTAGTGCAGCCATGATTTCTGCTTCAACGTCGATACCGTGTTGTGACTGTGCGTCTTGTGCAGCTTCAAATGTCCAACGTGCTTGCAACTTACGTGATTTGGCTTCAACAGCCTGACGTAAGATTTGTACGCTGATTTGCTTACCACCGTTACCTTCTAATGCAGCAGTATCATTACCAGTGTAGTAATTTGATGATGTTGCACTTGATGGTGAACGTGAATATGCTTGAGCAATTTTGAATGGGCTCAATGCTTCTTCACCAGCAGTTACGCTTGTTGCGGCTGCTGAGTTGTCAGTCAATGACTGAGCATAACGTACACGCAATGTGTGGATCTGACCAACTGGACCAGTCATTGGCTGAACGCCGACTAGTTCGTTAGCAATAACTGTTGGCATAACACGACGGATTACTGGAAGAATAACGCGGTTTAGAGTTGCGATATTACCTGCAGTAGTTGTACCAGCTGTGCTTTCTGACAACAATGATTTGCGAGTGTTTTCTAAAACAACACCCATCGTTGAACGACGAGTTCCCTTCAAGCCTTCTAGTAGGGCTTCCTTGGTCTCGTCCCAACGGCTTTCTAAGAGTACTTTTGACATTTTCATTATCTCCTAATTTATGTCTTACTTAAGCCCTGCCAGGCGCTTGAGATCGATCACATTGTTTTTTGCTTCTGGATCTTGCTCAACTTCTTTTTTGGCAGTTTCTTTATCACCAGTAATTTCTTTGACAACACTTTCAGTTAGGGCAGTTTTAGCGCCTGCTTTTTCACTTCCAGTGTTTAGAACTGCTGGTAAATATTTGTCGAAAGCGGACTTCAATTTTGGTGTCTGTACGCTTTCTAGTAAAGCCTTCATCACTTCAGCCTTCTCTTTGTTTAGAGGTGATAGAAGTTTTTCCATCTCCTTTTCACGCTGAGTTGATTCTTTGATGATGCGGACTTCACGATCCTTTGATTCTACTAGCTTTTGGGCTTCAACAGCCTTTGCTGTAGCTTCAGCTAATGCTCTCTCTTTTTCTGCGATTGCTGACATTAACTTGCGTGCTTCAGCCTTATCATTTAGATAAGTTACTGAATACTCGCTAGCAAATGCTTCAAACAATTTGCGTCCAAATGAGTTTTCACGGGCTGATTTGATATCTTCTTTGAGTTGTGATAGTTCACCCTTCAAGTGAGATGTAACAGCGGCGTTGACTCTCTTGGCACTTTCTGCAACAAATTTTTGCTTGAGTGCTTCAAGTTTCTCACGACCTTCTGCGACCAATTTGACACGGGCTTCAACAACTGCTTGTTTGTCAGTTGCAAATTCCTTGATCTCTTTTGCGAGAGCATGGACAATGAACTGTTCAAGTTTTTGTTGATTTTCCATCTGTACTTTGCGGTCATTGCGCAATTCACGAATTTCTTCGGCTAGTTTAGTAACCATGAATTCATTGAATTTTGCAGCATTTTCTTGTAGCTTGACTTTTGCTTGTACGCGGTCTTCGTTTAGAGCTTTTTTCTCTTCATGAAATTCTGCAATTTCAGTTGAGAGGCTCTCTGTTACCATCTTATCTAGGGCTTCTACCATAACGCTACGATCATGTTCGTAACGCTGTGCAAACTCTTCACGTAGTTCTGCACGTACTTGATCACGGGCTTCGGTCAACTTTGATTCCCAAACTTTTTGAAGTTCGTTTGAGACATCTTCGTTGATGAGTCCGCTCTCAACTAATGGTTTGATAGCATCTAACATGCTCATATCCCCTTTATTTTATTTTTAGATCATTGATGAGGCGTTTTATTTCCTCAGCCAAGTATCTTTGTACCTTTTTGTCGCCCCTTGCTTCTCTAGCGATATCTAAAACTTTATGACCATGCTTCATATTCATGAGGCTTTCATAAATTGCTTTAGGATATGCGTTAGGTGCGCTTGGTTGTGCGACTATATCAACAGTGATTATTTCAAAATCACTTACCTTGCCGTCCAAATCGTTTACATTACCTGATCCACGACTTGAAACGCCTAGTTTTACACCACTCTCCAACATAGTCTTTACTAATTGACCCATTGGAGTTGGTAGAATCTTTAGTTTACCGAAACCGTTTGCGCCATCCATCCACATGCTTGTGATCATGTGGCTTACACGGTCTAGATTGATCTTTAGATCATCTGGGTGGTCAACTTCACCCAATACAGAGTAACCTTCTGTAATTTGCTTATTCAACGTATCGACAGCGGTTTCAATTTCAGAAACAGGGTAAACACGCTCATTTGCGTTCTTTACCCCGCCCTGAATAAAGATGCCCTTCATGTAGAGGGTCTTTAGTTCGTCGTTGCCTTCTTTGACAGACTCAACGACCATGTTCGCTCTATCGAACGTTAGGTGCTCTTTGAGATACAAAGCCATTGTTCTCCAAGTTCCCCTTATTAGCCTTTTGCTACTGGGCTACGATCATTTGAAGCACCGTCCTTAGTTACTGGCTTAGGAGCTGCTGTCAAATCTACTTTTGCCTTACCGCCTGGTACATTCTTGAATGAACCTGCGCCTGGCAAGTCGCCTTCTTTCTTACTATATTCGTTATGTGGACCTTTTGGACCAGTTGGATTTGGTTCTGCGTCACCGCTGAACTTAACTGGCTTGCTGTCCATACCCTTTGCACCTGAGTTTGCTGCTACAACGCTCTTCTTGTTTGCGCCGTCGTCACCGTGGTGTACAGCAACTTTCTGCAATTGGACTGCTTCCATTACTTCTTCGTCCATCTCTTCTTCGTTGATTTCGACTTCTTCTTCGCTTTCAACTTCTTCTTCGCCTGCATCGCCGCTCATTAGAGCTTCGAATTCTGCCATCAAATCATCTAGTTTGTCTTTGATGTCACCTAGGTCTTCTTTATCTACTGAACCTTCAGCATCATGCTCGTCTTCTAGGTCATGAGTTAGGTCTTTGCCGGCTTCTTCAGCATCGTCATCAAAATCGATGTCTGCTTCATCTTCTTCAGCTTCTACAACGTCACCTGACTCTTCTGCTGAGATTTCGTCCATTAGATCGCCTACTTCGCCGACCATGCCAGCTTCTTCGTCCATCATCTCTTCGTCCATGATTGATTCATAGATTTCGCGTGATTTTTCGACGACGATCTCGTGGAATAATTCTTGTGCTTTCTCTTCTTGCTCATTGATGATTAGGTCAATAAGCTGTTCAAATTTCTTGTTTTCCATTGTAATTTCTCCTGGATAAAAATGGCTTTGTAGAATTATTTAGTGTATAGCACAAAAAAGTGTTCAATAAGTGCGATTTTTTTGCGTTTTTGGATGTTTTAAGCTGAAGCAGCTTGATTTTGCTGGGACGCGCTATATTGTTCGCGTACCTTTTTGAGATATTCTTTCTTTTCAAAGTTCCTGACATCTAACATCTTTCTTAGTTTTCTAATTTGTTTTAGAGTTAGTTTAGTCTTTCTTGATGTTCTCCATACAGGTTTGCTGTTGTCTTGATCAACATCTTGAAAACCTGCTACCGGTGGATCAAACATTTCAAACAATTTCATAATCTTATTTATCTTATGCTGGAGGACTTCCGGGAGTAGCCGGTGCTGCTGGCGCCGGCTCTGCAGGTGCACCGCCTGCTCCTGCATCAGCTACTGGTCCTGCTGCTTCTAAATCTTCTCCACCTTCTGGTGCTTGTTCTAATTCGTCTGCTGTTTCTAGATCAGTTTCGATATCAGCATTGCTTACGCCTACGCTGCGTAGATCATTTCCTTTAGGTTCTTCCAGATCAGTTTTACCATTTTCTTCTCGCCACATTTTTTCGTTCTTGTTGATCTCATCTTCAGTAAGACCTAAAAAACGTTCCATAGCAAAACGCTTGCTCATATATGGAAATGCTTCCATGCTAGTAAATGTACTGACTCTAGCAGTATCTAATTCACTTTGACGATATGCAGCAAAATTTTGTGGAGCATTGAACTGTAATTTGAATAATCCACTATGAATATTCAATCCGCGCCAACGTAAGAATAATTTGAATTCTTCGTCCAATGTGATAGACATATAATTTTGTAATCTTTCACAATATTGATTGAAACGAAATTCTTGAATCAATGCTGTACCAACACGACCGTCACTTAATGGACGATCACTATCATCTGGGCCAGTTGGTAGATAGCTGCTTGGAACACGTAAACCACGCGCTAATCTATTGTTGAAATAACGTAAGTCGTCAATCTCGCCTAGATTCTGCCCACCAGGCATGACTTCTACACTTGATCCACGTCCATCTGCGGTGACTGGGAAGAAGTAATCTTCGTTCATTGACAGTGGATTATAGCTAGCATCTACGATACTTGAACCGCCGTATACGCTAGGAATTCTACGTTGATGTATCTCATTTTTGATACGTTCTACGAATGCCATAGCCATATGACTTGGCATGTTACCAACGTCGATCTTGAACAATCTACGTTCTGGTGCGCGTTGTACACGATAGATCAACACAGCGTCTTCAAGCAATTCTTTTTGTTTATAAACTTTGAAAATATTTTCTAATATGGACTGACCGAAAGGCCAGAAACGGTCAAGTCCTTCTGTTAGACTCAAATGTACTATATGTTTCGCGTCGATAGCGGCTTCGCTCTGACCTAATGTGAAACGGCTACCTGACGTATTATATGGCATTGCCGGTACTGTATAAGGAGTATTTGTTCCGCCACCAGTACCGCCCAATCCAGTTGCCGGATTAGCGGCAAAGTCCGTATTAGTTTTCTGCGCAACTGATAAATTTTGTAGATTGATATTCAAGTCTTTGATTACATATTGTTCTGGCTTTTTGCCTTCACTCTCATTGACGATGACTTTGATAACTTTGACCATATCGACCCAATATAACTTGAAGTTTTCTGGGTCACGGACGAACACTTGATCTCCGTATTTTACAACATTACGAAATATCTTGAAGATTCTTTGATCGAATTGATTTAGTTTGCACCACTGCTGCAATTGTTCTTTTAGAATTTGAATCTCATGACTAGTAGGTTCATCTAAAAACTCTATATTGAATGGTGTTTGATTGTGATCATTTTTCTGTGTACTAAATTCGCTGATGATGTCTAAACATGCATTGATTTCAGCATCCACGTCCATCATCTCATATTGATTATAGCGTTCAATTCTATTTGGGTGACCAGTATAGACTTCGGGAAGTCTGCTCATGTAATTGCGATATCCCCATTCAGCATTGTTATATGCGTCAGGAGTATAATTATTACCCGGTGTGCTGTTCCAAGCGCCGCTATTGCTATTAGCACCACTGATAGGGCTTACAAAACCCGATTTGTTTACGAATTTTTTCTTGAATGGCATAATGTTTTTTTAGGCTATTGAAGTATTTAGTACTAAGCCTGACTATAACGTAATAACTTAGTTTGTGTATCGTTGCTTGTATCGAGGTGTTTTATCATGCTATCTAGTTTGTCAGAAAGCATTTCGATCATAGCTTGATTTTGGCGCAACACATCAGACATTCCTGATGAGTCTTTTGTAGCAGTTACATTATTTTGGATAGACTCCATCTGACTAGAAATTTGTGATGCTGATTTTTTACCCAATTCTGCTAATATACTATTGGGATCTAATGGCACAATGAGTTCACTTCCGTGCAACGTTGCAGGATAACCAGAGTTTGGACCTTTAGCTATTCCTCCCATCCTTGCTGATATTGAACTCATAAGTTCTTGTCTATCAGCATGTGCAGCATTGCTTCCTACACCTGCATAATAGCTTTGACCATTTGGCATAGGCATGCTAGCCCATTCTTTTGCAATGTTATTTGCATAAGTGTTGGCATCTATTCTACCTGACTTGAATTTTTCACGCCCTCTTATATCTAATAGACCTATAGCTGCTTTATCCTGAGTAGATTGATCAAATTTATCATCTAATCCAACTACGCCTCGTTTGACAAGTCCTTGCAGAGTGCCTCGAATGATTTGATACTTGCCCAATGCAGTGGTTTCGTGTCCCATTCCACGCATAGATTTTTGAAAATCAAGAACTTCTGCTACCGTCATATCTGTAAGAGCTGGATCTGTTTTAGTTTTGCCTCCTACAAGAATATTATAATTTCCTCTTGATTCATATTTTGCGATAAAGTCTAAAAGTTTACCATCTGGGCCCGGGGTTGGTCCTTGACCTTCTGTGTCTCCTGCTGGTAAAACGTCCTCGCCCCCAAATCCAAACATTCCAAGAACACGACTTAGGAATCCTTCTCCTCTTGATCTTGAACCAGGAACTCCGCTGCCGCCTGCACCTCCACCTGCTGCTGCTGGTGCTGCACCGCCACCACCGCCTGCACCACCGGCACCGCCTGCACCACCACCGCCTGCACCACCACCGCCTGCACCACCGGCACCGCCACTAAGCCCCAACTCCCTCATCAGCGCCTCTCTCTCAAAGTCAGAACGACGAGTGGCAAAACCTGCATCCCTAGACATTGTAAATGGGCTACCCATGCCGGACATCGCGCCACCGCCGAATGCGCTTTGTGACAGCATTTCATTTGCTTTTTTCATTGTTTCGCTAAAATCCTGTACAGGAGTTTTTGCATCTGTAAGCTGACTGCCGAATTTGTCAAGCGGTTCTTTCGTGCCTTCTAGATCCTTAATAAGACTGTCAAATACTTCATATTCTTGTGCGCTTTTATCTGTTGCTATAGTTTCTTCTGCTATTCTAGCCGCTTGTTCTTCTTCTGTTTCTCCTAAACCTAATGTCTTGTTTAGGAACCCGCCTATAGTTTTCGCATCTATGGCGCCAAAAGTTAGTGAGGATAATGCGCCTGCTGCGCCTGCTGCAACTTTTTGACCTGTTGTAGCTTTTTGACCCTCTCTCAATCCGCCCATTGTTCCTTCTACATCTTGATAGGCATCGTAAGCCCCTTTTGCTGCTAAACCTGCAGTGATTACTTGACCTACACCGGGAATAAATTTACCAAATCGACCTAATGCAGCACCTGCTCTACCGAGCATACCTGCGCCTTTCGCTGCTGCATTAGCGGCAGGAGATGCTGCGCTAGCTGCCGTTGTGGCAGCTTTTGTCGCTGCTGCTTCGGCTGCTTCTTTTGCTGCTTTTTCTGCTGCTTTTTCTGCTGCTACTCTAGCAGCTTTATCTTCTGCTGATTTTAGTGCTGCACCACGCAATGGTTTACCATCTTTTCCTACTGGTACAGTAGGTTTAGGTGGTGCTGTCGTAGTAGGTATTGCCGGTGTTTTCTTGCTCTTGAACCAGTCGCTTGCACCTTTCAATACTTTGCCTGCACCTTTAGCAACATTGATTATACCTTTTATGCCGGTTACTGTTAACAAGGCACCTAAAGCGACCGTTAGCATGTTTAGCATTTCTGTCATCTTTTCAGCAGCATCAGTGAATTTTGGCAATGTGCCTTGATACATTATATTTGTTGCATCTAGAGCCGCTTCGGCTGCTATTTGCATTTGTCTTTCTGTTTCTGCTAGTCTGGCTTGATTTGTTGCCATTGGATCGGCGCCAACTTCGCCTTCACCTTTCAAAGCCTCTGCTGTTGCTTTTCGACGTTTCTCTTCTTCTTCAGCAAAGTTTTTTGTACGGTTAGCTTGTGCCCATAAAATTTCTTCCTGGCTTACACCTACATCTTTGGCTAATTTTTCTGCTTCTGCGCCAGCAGCGACTATGCCTGCACCTACTGCTTGTACCCTTTTAGTAATAGCGTTTCGATATTCTTCCATGAATTGAGCTTGATCAAACGAACCATCTGCCATTTGTTGTCTATACTTTTCTAAATCCATTCCAAGTTGACCAAACTTACGACTTGCCTCTTCGCTTAGACCACCGTCAGCTAAAAATTGTTGCATCGCTGCACCGGCTTCCTTGCCGCCGCCGCCGATCGCCGCCATGGCTTTGTTCATATCTTCCATGGCAGTATCTTGTTTCTTATGAAGATCGATAGATTTTTGAATAGCAGCAGCTTCTTCCGTTCTACCTGCTTTTGTTGCAGCTGCCAACTGTTCTTCCATTTTTCCTAATTTTTCACTACGCTGCATACCAATTACAGCCATCTGAATAGTATTAGTAGTTTCTTGCATCCTTTTTCTTGCTTGCTCAAGTTCTAGACCGGTAAGATCGCTGAGTTCTTGCATTTGCAAAGTATAACGCAGTGCAGCTTTTTGTAATTGACCGTTGTCTATTTCTTGCTGTTTGATTACACGACCGGATGCTTTTTGTAACGAAATATAATCAGCCATGCTTTGTGTTAGGTCTTGATTAGTCAATCCTAATTTGAAGAAACCTTCACGGGCTTTTTCGCCTACATTACTAAATTTGGCAAAATTTTCAGTGCTTTGTTTAGCATTATCACCTATCGCAGTGATAGCATCGCCCATGCTTTTTAGTGGGCCTAAAAATTCATTGAATCTTTTTATAGGGATATCAGCAGCGTGAGATAATTCTATCATCTGCTTGCTACTGATTTGTCCAGCTGCGCCTAATTTACTTAATTCTACGATAGCACTACGCTGTGCGTCAGCTTGTTTTAGTTGCGCTTCTATAACCATAGTGCCTGCTTTTATCAAGCCGCCTATGATAGTACCTAAAATCCCAAACTTGCTACCAATCTCTAATGCTGCGTCACCTGCTTTACCTACAGCTTCTCCATACTTGCTTACACCCTGTTGGCTGCTCAATAAAGCATCACCAAATTTCACAGCAGTCGCCGCTGCCCCTTTGGCAAGACTTCCCATCGCACCTTTTAGTGCTTCAGTAGATTCTTCTAATTCTTCTTGTGCTTCAGTAAGAGCATCAGTGACATTTTTATTTTTGGTGACCGCTTTGGTTTGATCTTCAGTAGCTTTAGTTCCATCTTTTTCTGCTTTTGCTTTTTTCTCTGTCTGTGATGCTGCAGCCTTCATTTGATCTGCAAACTTACCAGCTGGATCTAGCATCTTAGCAAAAGCAGGACCTAAGACTTTTACGCTGTCTTTGAAATCCTGTAACTCATCCGTAGTAAGCCTGAGCTGGTTACTAAATTGTTCAAGTATTCGTAATTGTTCTGGATCCATTATTTTACGCCAATTTTAAGAGAACTAAATATCTAAGTATTTATGACCCAAAAAACCACGCATATAAAGAGGTTGACAAGCTTATGAACAATAATCCATTAAGTCAGTATTTCCGCAGACCAGCTGTGTACATCAGATTACCTAGCAATGGTATAGGATATAAAGAAGGATCTATAAACATTCCTGAAAACGGCGAATTACCCGTATATCCTATGACTGCGATTGACGAGATCACAAGTCGCACACCTGATGCTTTATATAACGGTGTTGCTGTCATCAATATAGTGAAAAGCTGTATTCCTGATATAAAAGATCCTTGGGAAATCAGCGCATTAGATATGGACACAATATTATTATCAATACGCGCTGCTAGCGGCAATGGTGTATTGGAGATTGAAACGGTTTGTCCTAAGTGTTCTAACACAGCATCATATGGATTAGAGATACCTAGAATGCTAGCATCATTGAAATCGGGCGATTACAAATCTGAGCTAGAACTCAATAATCTATCCATCAAATTCAAACCTATCAAATTCAAGCAAATCAATGAAGCAGGAGTAGCTCAGTTTGAATTGACAAAACGTTTTGCTTCAGTGACTGAGGCTCAGACGGAAGAAGAAAAAATAAAGATAAGCCAGGATGCATTGAAAAAAATCACTGAACTCACAATGGAAATTGTAGCAAAAGGAATCGAATATATCAAGACTCCTGATGTAACAGTAACAGAATATGCTCACATACTCGATTTTTTGAGGAATTGTGATAGAAATTCTTATATCAAAATTAGAGACCATAGCACAACGCTAAAAGAACAATCAGAATTGCAACCAGTATCAATCACCTGTGATGCAGTCGAATGTCAAAACGAATATAAACAACCTATACAGTTGAACCCAAGCGATTTTTTCGCATAATGCTTCTTACTCTAGATCCGGATGGAGTAAAGAAGCTCATTGACAGATACGATTCGGACGTAAAGGCTATAAAAAATGCTTGTATGCAGATGTCTTGGCACCTAAGAGGAGGTGCATCCTATCAAGACATACTCAACATGAGTACTGAAGAAAGAGATAATATCAATAAAATAATCGAACAGCATATGGAAACAACTAAAAATTCGGGACTGCCGTATTTCTAGTTGTCCTTCGGACAACACTTCGTTCGCTATCGCTCACTCAGTATTTTTATCATATAAGGATTTAGATTACTTGCCGCTTTGAATCCATGGTAGTGCTATCTCAGCACTACCAAAGGTTGGACTTGCCTGCCCCTCACCCATGTCGTTTGTTCCCGTATAACTACCCTGTTGTGATGTTATACGCTACCGGTTATACTGTAAAGTTTATGGACTGTAGTTGTAGACTTTCATCTACTATAACGCATGTTACATATCCGCAAAACGAAATAAGATATGTACTCATTGTGGGTTCGCAAACCTGTCGATTGCCCACTCGGTATACGGCACTTAATTAAATGAGTGCCTTTACTCCAGATCCGCAGGTGACTAGTATACTAGACTTGCTCAAGGAGGATAGGGCTACCCCTATCAGACTAATTGTTTGTGTTTACTAACGTGTTTAGTTGAATTGTGTTTGACTTGGTGTCTGCGGTGCCTGAACAATATGTTTTTAGAAGTTCTGTGTTTAGTTTGAAAAAATGTTCAAATTCAATAATGAGCCAGTCTTTGTGTTTTTCACTTGTGTAATATAAGAATTGATCTGTGATCCAAGTTTTATTTGTTTGTACGCAGACGAAACTACCCTTGCGATTGAATTTCATAAAAAGAATATTCAGATCATCAGGTTCGCTTACGTCCATCATTTGATCTATCCAGCCATCTAATACCTTACAATGTCCTGTAAGCACTAGATGAAAGGGGAAATCGGCATAGCTTTTACATTCAGCATTGAATTTAGGAAAACTTTGTCCCGGGACGATATCGCCTTTGAAACTGCGTATCTGTCCTTCATGTAAAATCTGTGTACGCGCCTTATTTTTACCACCTACATAAGCACCTGAACCAGGAGCGCGAATGAAACTCTCATTATATGTTTCGCTAAGATGTCTTGCTACTTCGCGTTCCCAACTGGAACCTTTTTGTTTTTGTGGACTAGGCATGTCTATATTTTATCTCTGTACAAGGTGATCGTAAAATTTATACCAAATCATGACTAGTATTATACGTAGTAAATCCATTTTCTTTCACTACCTTCAATACGCTAGGTACACGCCCTGCTAATTCTTCTCTGTGCGAGACGAGCCACACAGATTTATTTCTGTTACGACTCATATCTTTCAAGATAGCCATGCTGTTTTCAACACCAATGCTATCTAATCCACTATCAATCAATTCGTCAATGAACAACGTATTGATCGGGCTATACAAACTTTCCCATACATCACGGAAAGCAAATGACAAGCCTAGAATTAGTCGATTGCGTTCACCGCGACTTAGATTGTCGAAATCTAATTCGCGTCCAAGTTCAGTTATCTCAACCGATAGGTCATTCAAAAATATAACTTGATGAGGCAGACCTATCTTGTCCAAGTAGTGTGTGAGCCTTGCGTTGAGATAACTGAGGTTTTGGTCTATGATTTTCTTTCGCACAAAACTATCCTTGCTTGTCAATAAGTCAAGCAAGAACTTTTGATGATCAACCATTCTAGTATATTCGTTGATTTTATCAAAACTTATAGTTTGAAGTGCTTGGTTTTCCATTTCACTTATTTGATCGTTGTATGGGTTTGCATCGTTGGCTTTTTCGTCTATCGACTTCACTAACCCATCAAC